CTCCTTGCCGGCGAAGATTGCGAGCTCGTCCCACCAGGGGGGCGGTGGTCGAACGCTGGTTGTGTGCTTGGCCCCCAAAGAGCAGTCGCGTGGCGCGTCCTCGATGCCCAATATTTCGGAGTGGCCCAACGACGCCGCCGTTTGTTTGTTGTCGCAAGTGCTCGAGCAGGGTTCGATCCCGCAGCGGTACTTTTTGAGCGCGACGGCCTGCGCCGGGATACTCCGCCGAGCAGAGAAACGGGCTCGGTCGTTGCCGCACTTACTGCAAACGGCGTTGGAACGTGTGGTGCAGACGACAACCAAGGACAAGCAGGACACCTGATTCCTGCCGCTGGATGCTGGTGGGATGGTGGGCAGGTAAGCCAGACCCTTGATGCCGTCTTGGCAAAAGGCCAGACAATGCCGGAAAAGAACCGCTTCCCGGCTGTATTGCAACCGATAATGACAGTCCACGGCACCCAAGACCCAGACACCAACACCGAGCTGGCGCATACGCTGGGCCGCAATCAGGGGCAGGAAAATGCTGTTTTAGCCAAATACAACAGCATCAAAGACCACGATCAAAGCGTCATATTCGCTGCCAACAACTGGGATGAACTGGTGCAGGAAAATGCGGTACTGACGCAATTCGGCACAGAAATCGCCGGAACCCTCACAGCCCGGCACGACAGCTCCCCCTGCGCGGATCGCGGCATGAACGTGCTCGGCTATATCGATAGCGGTAACGGAGGGCTGCTGCCTCATGAGCCGATGGGAACGTTAGTTGCGGATTCCCCCAGCGGCGGGGGGCGTCCGTTGCCAGCATGTGTGTACGCAGATCTCGCCGTGCGCCGCTTGACTCCGGTTGAGTGCGATCGCCTGCAAGGCTTCCCTGACAACAGGACGAGAATACCGTTGCGCAAGTATTCCAAAAAACAGGTCACAAAGCTGCGCCCAGACGACATGTGGGAGCTGATTGATGGCGAATGGTGGCTAATGGCCGCAGATGGCCCGCGCTACAAAGCGATCGGCAATTCAATGGCCGTTCCGTGCATGGTATGGATTGGAAAACGTATAGCTCTGCACCTGTCTGAAATAGGCCTTCCCTGTGCGGATGAGGAGGCAGCATGAACACGGTTATCAAATTCCCGGGTGCTGCCGAGCCGGCATCCAAACCTGTTAGCAGAGGAAACAACGTGAGCGAAAATGCCCGCAATGGCTTCCGTCTCGCTTATTCGTCGATGCTGAACGCACCTTGGTACAAGGACGTGGCCAAGAAGTCAGTGTGGCTGCATTTGCTGCTGGATGCGGCCTATGAGAGCTGCGATGTCACCTTCAATGGCAACCGTCTCACAATTCATCGCGGTCAGCTGGCTTGCTCTGCTCGTTCGCTTGGGATTGCGTGCGGAGTGTCTGAGGATCAGGCTCGCCGGGCACTGGATTACTTCGAGTCAGAAGGCGCTATCAGCAGGGTGACTAAGCAGGGGAAGGGCGGTTATACCGTCATCAGCTTGTTAAATTTTGATGCCTATCAGCGCGGAGTTTCGCAACACTTTAGCGCGGAGTATGGCGCGGAGTTTGAGACCGCGCCGGATATGGGGGAGGAGGCAGATCAGCAACTCCGCACTGCGGAGTTAGGTGCGGAGTATCACGCCGAAGATCTTATCATTAATAACATAATAAACTCCGAGGATAGTAAACAGATCTATTGTTCGGTTTCTGATGAAACCAAACCAGCGAAAAAATCAGAGCAATCATCCCCTGATGCTCTGGCTGTTCTGAATCACTTCAACGCCGTATGCAATCGCCGCTATCAGGCCAAGTCAACCACCCTGCAGAACATCAACGCAAGACTGGGGGAGGGCTACACCGTAGCCGATCTGCAACTGGTCATCGACTTCAAGCGCGAGCACTGGTCTGCAAGCCTGAAAATGGCCGAGTACCTGCGGCCGATAACCCTGTTCGCACCACAGAAGTTTGCCGGATACCTGGCTGGAGCTCAGCGCTGGGAACAGATCGGTCGCCCGCACTGTGTGAACGGCGAATGGGAGGGTTTTGAGAGTAAGCGCAAGCCAATGTCCAACATTTCCGCCGCCCAGCAACAGGCCCGCGCCCTCATCGAATCGGGAGCTGTCAGCTATGACGACGACACCCCTCTCTAACGTGACCGCCCTGCCATCCAATCAGGAGGCGCCCGCTATGAGCGCCCGCATGGCTGCGTTTATCGCCGAGGAGCTGTTGCCGCTGATGGCCGGATGCTGGCCTGCCAGTGCCAACCAGCTGGATGCCAATGCTCGCGGCGTGGCGCTGGCGTGGGGTGGGGTGCTACGAGGCTTCACCCCTGGCCAGATCCGTGAGGTTGTGCAGGACATGGCCAGCGATGCTGAACGGCAGTTTGCGCCACGGCCAGCGGAAGTTCGGGCTGAGATACTGCGCAGATTGCCAGCCACAACCACGGCAACGAGAGCGAGCGAACTGGAAGTGTCCATCAGGGCTTGCGAGATGCGGGCGACAGTGGTTGTGCTGCAGCGTGACGGTAGCGTGACAGGCGATGCCGTGCAGGCAGAGCTGGAGCGCTTAGTGTCAGAAGCGCGCCGGTGCGGCGTGACGATAACCGGGAGGATTGGATAGTGCGAAAGACTCCAGAGGAGATGTTGCAGATGGCGGTTCTGATGAAGCTGTATTTGGCTTGGCCTGAACACAGTGAGCGAGATTTACCAGAACTTCCAGAAGGATGGCATTGGGTTCCAAAGGGTGATGAGCGAGGTTTGCGACTAGACATTGGCAGTCCATCACCGGAAGTCCCATATGACTATGACGCTGCCTATTGGGTGACATTACAGATGGTGGCCGAGAGAGCTTCGCTAATTGATTCGAATCGCGGACTCTTGGGGATGATGTGATATTTCCTCCTAAGTCATCATTGCCAATATTTTCGTGATTTGATGAACAGCGCTTGCCACAACCCATGCGATAATCGCTGCCGAAGTTAGCCTGGAGGCGGTGGCGGATAACGAGGTACTACCGAAACTTTTCAACTTTTTACGACGCAAGATAAAACAGGTCAACGCCGATAGGGCATATGACACTAATGCGTGTCATGCGCTACTGAGGAGAAAGAAGGGGGCAAAAGCCACCATACCGCCGAAAAAGAACGCGGCGATGTAGGAGGATGGGCATCCCCACAACGAAGCTGTAACAGCAGTCAAGGCTGGTGAACTGAACTCTCGATAGCCGAGACGTTGATGTACCGCTTCAAGCAACTCACTGGACCGAAACTGAGCCTGCGGGACTACAACGCCCAAGTGGGCGAAATCATGGCTAGCGTGAAGGTCATGAATAAGCTCACAGGGCCTGGTATGCCTTTTCGCCAGCCAGTGAATTTGGTGGTCCCGGCGGACTGGAGAACAGCTATCCAGTTTCGGATTTGATCAACAAGGCCACTTACAAACTGAAGTATTCAAGGGCCTGCTGACCCGGGAGCAGATTCGGCATAGTCCGCAGTTCTATCAGGAAACAGGAGAGTGAAAGGTTTAAGGACTTTACTCAGGAAAAGACGACTCCTGCTGTAAGCCGATGTTGAAGAGCCTTCATGTTGTAAGATAATTTAGGTCGATAGGTGTGTAGCGGCGCAGCCGACTCCAATAGTCCATAATGTTTCGTAAAAAGAGCTTAGAAAATTACGAGTATAAGCAGTTAATGTTCTAACCATAGACACCTCCTCAATGTTGGATTGGCCAGATAGAGCCAACTCAAGGCTAATAAAACGCAACAAAGACAACAGAAGGGCTACAAAGACAAGAAACGCCAAGGGGATTGTCAGTCCCCCACCTATTACCCCGAACGGCCTAAATTATCTCATCAGTATTCTCATACTATCACAGAGGTCTTCGTTTGTAACCTTTCCACTTAGTAAATTTGGGTAAGGTGTTACTATCCCGCGGTGGAGCTCGCCGTAAGGGCTACGAGCTGGGAGTGCAAGATGCTCACGATGGAGCAATATCGACCGGTGTTCGAGCTGGTTTATTTACAGTTGGTGAGGCGCGTTAGGGCAGGGGAGGACTTGCAGGCAGAGGTGTTCAAGAGCCTACCGACGCGAGAGGAGGTTCAGCATAGTGATGAGTTTTATCAGGAGGTAGGAAAGAAGGGGCGGTGGTTTATAGGGGTTATTTATAAAATAATAGCCCCTAGTTATAAGCCGATGTTTAAGATCTTAAATTATATAAAAGAATATTGGGATGTAGATGTGTACCTGTCAGCTGACACATGCTTGCCTATGTGGCTTTGGAAGCAGAAATTGTTCATTGAAGTAAGAAAGGGGGTGCTGGTAAAAACCAGTTTAGTCTTTAGCTTGCTATCATGGGTAAATAGCTACAATCAATGCGGTGATTATTATCGCAGGGATGTATATTGCCTTCAGTCCACCTATTATTCCAACAATGGCGCTTATCCAATTAGACCATCCATCAGTGCTTCTTTGATCTATCATCTCAGGTGCGTCGCCGGTCTCAAAAAATGGTAACCAATATTCATCTATAAATCTATTTTTTTCATTGAAATAATGACTGTGACCACCAGGAAAAAATCTGTTGGTGAATCTATCATTATTGCTCCCTTTAAACCCGACCCTCCCTGCCATTCCTGCTCCTAAAACAAATAACTCGCTAAATAATAGCGGGATATCGTTAGTGCCACAATCATTTACAATTTTAATATCACTTAACTTCAATAGGTTGGTAAAGTCGTATGACTGTTTCAATACGCTGCCAGCTAAAACAAGTAACTTTATGTTTTTAGCTTCATCTTTAGATAGTCTCTCCAGAGTCTTAACAGCGACATACGTCCCAAAACTATGGCAAAATATGTATACCTCTTTGTCTGGATTTTCTCTCAGAATTGTTTCTATCGAGTTTCTAAATCGATTTACCTCACGCCAACGAAACGGAGCCAATAAAAATAGTAGAACTGAAAAAAAACCGTATTTATACGTTTCGAATGCTACATCATCAGTATGGAATTTTATTTTTTCTTGAAGCTGAATTTGCCATTTCCCAGTAGTTCGAATACCATGAATCGTAATGCACACAATTTTCTTTATATTGCATGTGTTTGATATCGATGCAGTTAGTTTATACTGGACTGCATTAATCAGTTTCTGCATCCATTCTCCATCATAAATGGATGCTTCAATAATATGAAAGCAGTATGATTCAAATTCTTTTCTGTAAAGTGAAATATCATCGGTATTGGCAGTTATCCCGATGATAGTATCCGGCATATGTAATTTACGTTTAATGTTTTTTGAGTGAGATCTTGATGCAATTGATGTCAAAAACTCTAAGCCGTTTTTTGCAGATGCAACGTCATCTCGCTTTGGTAATACAACATCTAGTATAAGGATATTGTATTTTTTTGATGAGATGAACCCATGTGCGCTTTGAACGTTATTTGCAATGTCAATATTGTTGTTACTACATAAGCCTTTTTCAAATAACTTAGACTTGATTTTCAGTGCTCTGCTATTATCGTCATCAACTATCAAAATCCGCATTATAAATACTATCCTTAATTGTGTTGTTTATTTCATCTTTCCATTCGCTACTGGCATTATTATAATAAATAAACCCTTTACATTGCTCTGGATAGCTTTCTATTAGTTCTGCCTTTAGTGACTCAAAAGAATAAAGACTACTATCTTCACTAAAGTTTTTATATTGAGTGATAAACATAAAAGGTGTTTCTATTTTTCTTCTGGTGATTTTTCTTGCTATTTCCTTTCCTCCAAATACTCTAAATGTTCCACCAGTATTGTTGTTTGTTTTGTCAAAGGTGGGTAGACTCATGTCTAACAATGCGAAGCTGTAATTGTTTTTCAATAACAAAGACCATGCACTTGTAAATGAATGCGCTTCATCTATGTGAATATTATCAAATGAGTTTTTAATTGATGATATTATACTCTGTCTTTTATGCATGTTATCTTCAACTATAAGTATCTTTATCGTCATAGAATATCTCTACAGTGAAAACATCTTCATTTAGGTTGATAGTTAGGTCATAATGTTTAGATAGGTGCATAAGGTCATACTTTGATTTATAGAGACCAGAGCCTCCCTCTGTAGCAAGAAGCTCGTCTGAACACATCGCGGATAATTTTTCCTTGATTTCATTCAACAAGCCTGAGCTCAGTTCATCTTTTCTGACTTCTGTTATATTGTTATGAATTGAAACTTTAAAGGAGTTTTCTGATAGGCTTGTGGTTTTAACATTTATTAAGTTCTTGTTTGTGCCATGCTCAATGCTATTATTAAAGCAGTTTATTAGTGCTTTAACTAGTGATGAAATATCTTTTCCTTTTACTTCACCTTTAGACTCTCCTTGTCCATATATATTAAACTGAATATCGCTACTCGATATTTTTTCAAAGCATTTCTGCGCAAGTCTGACTACGTCAGTTATTGGCAATGGTTCAAATTCAATATCTTTTCTTAAGTTAAACCATTCACACACGGTCCTTATACTCTCTTTAACATCTGACTGTGCTTGTTGAATCGATATTATAAGATCGTTAAGTGATGTACCACGTTTCTTATAATTTATATCGGAAAGTAATGTGCTAAAAATCACATCAATCTCTACTGCAAGCTCAGCATTAAGTTTATGTTGAATTTTATGGAGATTGCTTTCGAGCTTGTCATTCAACATTTCAATTATTAACTTTGGTGCAGTATTATTATCCAGGGATTCAAATGCAATCGTGAAAAGGTCATAGTTATCTATGTCAAAGCAAAAAACTCTGTCGTGATTCAAGTGAACATCTGTCTTCATCCAGTTCTCAGCCTTTTCTAGTAGCTTGTAGAATGTTGAAGAAAATTTTTTAAGGGAATCATTTATATCGTTAAGGATATGGTTTTGAACTATATCATAGTAATTTATCCAATGCTCATTGTCTTTTATGTTATTCGGATAGTCGCTGTCAAGTTCGCATAGTATATTTTGTTCTTTTAGCTTAGAGCACATAATGTTACTAAAGAAACCATGCCTAATTTCAGAGCTAAGGTTTATGTCAAGTCCAAATTCTGGATTGTTAATATACTCACCTCTTATCAAGTTAAGTAGATTGATTAAATTTCCATTTGCTTTTGATATTTCCTTTGATTCAATGGTTTCAATGAATAATTCAATCTCTGATTGCTTTGAATGTAATATACTATCAGTATCAACAAATATCTTGGCTGTGCTTAGCTTGGCAACACCACTATCAATAATCACACTTTCAATTAGCTGTGGAAATTCATTCGAAAAGGACAAGTCATCAATTAGTTTTCGAACCTTCAATCCTTGTATTATTTTAATTCTTTCTAGAGTTAAATCTATATTGTCATTGAAGCACCCCAGATAATCAATGTTTTCAATAGTAGCTATTTTCTCCAAAAAGAAAACATGCATATCAGAAATTATATGTAATGACTCAAATAATTCACTAGGGCGCTCATGGCCTGAGCTTAGTATGAATTCTTCAAATATATCGTTGAATACATCTTTGCTCAGGCGTCGATTGTGAGTTTTATAAAAATATGCAACTATAACCGCTTCTACACTGAATAATGATTCAGATTCAATATAATTAATGATCTCTGCCAAAGGAAAGCATATGTAACTCTGGGGCGTTTCAATTAACGTCCTTGCTGTAAAATTTAGAAGCTCTCGTTTATTTTGTTTTTTTAGGTGATAGAATACTTTCAAGTCTATGTAGTCTTTATAAATTAAACTTTCTCTTCTATACTCCTCAAGTTTTATCGCAGCCTGGTTATAATTCTCGTTTGTAATATATTCAATTGTTTCATTCTTTATCTCAATTAGGTGACTATGAGGTTCTGTCTTTACGATTGAGAATTCAAAAGGTTGAGAGAATTTACCTGATATGCTGTTAACGGGGGTCGCCTGTTCATATAAGTAAAGTGTCATTAATCCTATTTTTTTGTTATCATCAGCGCCGAAATAATATGGTGATACCTTTAATATGCTCAAAATAATATGCTTGCTAAGTTCTAGAGGATGTATTCTTATTGCAAGTTCATATAGATTTTGCGTAGATGCATTCACATTGTGAAGTTTATATATATTAATTAGATTGCAAATGCTGTCTTTTACTAAGCTAGGGAGTGATTCACTTGGGTTTCTGTTTGTATAAACGTAACTCTTGGCATAAATGCATAGATTTGTGGCTATGTTTTTACATTCGAATACCCTATCTTCTAGTTGGTCAAGGATAATGTTGTACTGACCTTCATTATACAGTTCGATTATATCCTCTGTGAATTTATCAATCGCGCCATCTTTAATTTTACAGTCATTAAGTCCGAGTTCTGTTATGAAATCTTGTAGATGTAATAATACGCTAGATATAGGATTGAAGTCTATGATTGGTTGAGATGTACGAATATCATGATTTATTTTTGCTTGCGTTATCGATTCACCAAGTAATTGATAGAAGTCAATGTAGTTAAATTGTTGTAGTTCATAGTAAACATATGAGGAGTCAATATCGTCATATAGTGGATATGGGAGATGTAATAAGGAGTGTACTGCAGCTAGGAATTTTGCATCGGCATGAATGAATTCTCTGTTTGTTCTCTTTATTTGGTTTTCAATTAGCGCAGTCATACTAGAAGATGTGTGTCTTCTGCTCGCAACCTGAAAGTAACGTTTTTGTGTTGAGTATTCCAGTTCCTCGATTTTTCTTCTAATATTATCAAATTTTAATGGATCTTTTTTCAAGTATCCATAGATTAGAGTCTCCATCGATAAGGTCCATAGGGATTCACTATTTTTTTCATTAAATTGTCGTATTTGGTTTATCGCGCTTTCATATTCGGCGTGAACAGTATACTGGTAGACGCGCCTTTTAAACTCCTCAAATTCTATAAGCTCTTTCACTTTGCTTTTTAGCAATACTCGATATATGGAGGTGATTCGCGCAATATCTACATCTTTATATGAAAAATATGGCTTTGACGAGTAGTTTCTGATGTCTCTTTTATAAAAATTGAACATTTCAGCAACTACATCATTTTTTATTAGTACACCAAGTTGAGTTTCAAAGTCATCATCAGAGCTCTCGTTTATAATGAATGCTATAAAAGCATCTTGTATGGCTTTGTTTTTGCTGCCTATATAAGATCTAGGGTGGAGTATTTTGTTAATAACTTCATGTGATGATTCTGGTTTTGATTTTTTCTTTCTCTTCATTGTTAATTTTTTTCCTGTTAGTCGTGGGAGGGGGTATCAATTATAAACCGTAGTTAAGCTACCGCCCCTAAGTTCCAGCTCCCAGAATGCTGCTTTAGCCCTGTGTTTCATGCAGTATTGCACTGGCGCTCCTTGAGAATCTGAGTGCCGTGTGGGGATGGTATCAAACGAGAATTTCTTTGTTTAGAGTCGAGTGGCCAGAACATGGTCTGAAGAGGTAGAAAATTGAGGTATATCACCATTTAATCATGGTGTTGTACTCAGCAGTCAGGTGGAGTGGTAACTTTATAGGTGCTCAATGGAGTACCTTCGAGGTGTTCAATGAAACGAACCGCATTGCTGGCCATGCTTCTGGCTATCTGCTTCTCTGTCAGCGCCAAGGACCAAGCCCCCAAACACAAAGTGTCAGATGACCAGGTTAAGCAGCAGATAATCCAGGAGTCTATCGACAGCTATCCCGGGAACTGCCCATGCCCATACAACCATGCACGGAATGGTAGCCGCTGTGGTAAGCGCAGTGCTTGGAACAGGGCAGGAGGCTACGCGCCTATCTGCTACAAAGATGAAGTCACCAAGGAGATGGTGAAGGAGTGGCGGGATGGGAATCAATAGCATGAGTAAAACACCTGGGGCGGCACGATGCCGGAGTCAGGAGATAAGTAAATCTGTACACCTCAGTTTTTCGGGCAATTACCAAGATAAATGCTCTATTTTCATAAGATGTTTCGGTATAGATTGGAGATGAAGACACTTTGACCTCTTAATCGAGACAAATACAGAAGACGCGTTTTTTTGAAAAGCTGTATTTTTTTGATGAGTATTCTCTTTTGTTGTGTTCTCACGCACTAAGGTAAGCTCATGATAAAAATTCATCGGTACATGCAATATCGCATGGGTGGGTTAGTTCTGCTAATTGGCCTATTATTCAGCGTAGGTGGCTACTGGTTACTCAGTAAAGTAGCTGAAAATGACGCTGCAAAGGCGTTAAGTCGCATCACCTCCGAGTCAGGTTATGCTGTCGATCGTTTACTCCAGCCAGCAACTATTTTATTGAATCTTCTTGCCAATGTACCTGATCTTAAAACAGGTAAAGAGCAAGACTGGATGCTCCGCCTCCCTGCACAGGCATCAATACTGATCGACAACAAGATGTTGACGAGCATTTATGTCGGCGGCCCTAGTGGCCAGTTTCTGCTTCTCCGTGCTCTACGTGATGACCTGGATCGGCAGCGGTTTCATGTTTCACCCCAGTCTCGTTGGCTAGTGCAGACACAGCGAGTCAATTCAGAGGAGGGCGAGGACCAGTATTGGACCAGTCTGGATGCTCAATTCCATGTGCTGAGTAGACAGCCCGTTGCATCAGGACGCCAATACGATCCGCGGACTCGACCCTGGTATCAAGCTAGTCTTGACAGAGATGTGTTGCTGCGCACTTCTGTATACAATTTTTTCACAACTGGAAAACGCGGCGTTACCCTTGCTAAATACATGGGGGAAGGTTGGGTTATCGGCATGGATATCGAGGTCGAGAGCCTTGAGCCCGAGTTGGCTAGGTTAGCTAAAGAGCAAGCTGCACGTATTGCCTTGCTCGAAAACACTGGCGCAGTAATTTCTGCGGACACCCTCGACAATGGAAAAGATATCTTTTTCACAAAGCTTGTAGCTGCTCCATGGAATTCAGAGGGTGATGCATTCAGTTGGATGATCGATCCGGAAGGGCGATCTTGGTGGGTTGGTACGGCGAAGATCAAGCTTGAGCAGTTCGATGAAATTGAACTTCATGTTGCCGTGCCGAGAGACAGGCTGTTAGCTAAGGCTCAAACAGTTCGCAATGCATTGTTAATGGCAACCTTATTCCTTACGGCTATCACACTGTTACTTGCCCGAAGGAGCGCAAACCAGATCTCGGCAGTGTTGCAGACGCTCGCTGAAAGGGCGAACTCTCTGACCAATTTTGATTTCAGCCGAATTGAACTCACAAATACCAAAATTACTGAAATAGCTCAGCTAGAGACTGGGTTGGAGCAAGCGCGTGTAACATCATCCAATTTTATGAAGTTGCTGGATAAAGTTTCTCGAGAGACTGACTTGGAGAACCTGTTACCGTTGGTGCTTGAAGAGACGAGCAAAGTTGTTCAAGGAGAACATGCTTGGCTTTATATTTATGACTCCGACACGTGGAGTTTGCGGGTACATCGTGGGGGAGAGTCAGATCGCGACTGGCTGGCTGATTGGCTTGCGTTGGATGAGGTAGCCCGCAGAGACAAGCAGCCAACAGTCAAGTCTAACAATGGGCTATTCGCATTGTTCGTGCCGTTATTCGGGCGGCGTGGTCATTTGCTTGGTCTCCTGATCTTAGAGCGCTTAACACCTTTCAGTGATCATCAACGAAATCTTGTCGGGGCGCTTTCTGGTTTTGCTGCATTGACGCTGGAATCAAGAGAACTCATCGCCCAGCAAAAGCAATTGTTTGAATCTTTCATCAAGCTGCTTGCAGAAGCGGTGGATGCCAAGAGTGCTCATACAGGGGGGCACTGCCATCGTGTGCCCATCTTGACAGAATGGCTGGTTGAGCTTGCTGCCAGTAGTGATGCAGCATGTGTTGCCGACTTCACTCTGGACAACGAGATGCGCGAAGCTGTTCATATCGCTGCGTGGTTACATGACTGCGGGAAAGTCGTCACGCCTGAATATGTGGTTGATAAGGCCACGAAGCTCGAGACCTTATACGACAGAATCCACGAGATTCGAATGCGGTTTGAGGTTTGCAAGCGCGATGCAGAGCTCGCGCACTGGTACCTGGCCTATCCTCAGGGCCTACCTGCTTCTGCAAAGGAACAGCTCGCCCACGAATTTCAGGCACTGGATGATGATTTTGCATTTGTTGCTGAGTGTAATCTGGGCAGCGAAAATATGTCTGAGGAGGCCATTAATCGCATCAAGCAAATAGCGGCCAGAACCTGGGTTCGAACGTTGGATGACCGTCTTGGGCTTTCTCATGACGAAATTAGCCGCCGTTCAGGGCGCGATGCTGATCCATTGCCTACTCGGGAATATCTGCTTCGTGATCAGCCGGAACATCAGATCGCGCGTCCGCCTGGACAGGCATTTGGCGCGGATAACCCATGGGGCTTCAAAATGCGGGTACCGGAATTATTATATGACCGCGGTGAGGTGAAGAATTTGTCAATCCAGCGTGGGACCCTGACAGAGGAAGAACGATATAAAATCAATGAACATATTGTGATGACAATCAAAATGTTAGAGGCGTTGCCTTTCCCTCGGCATCTGGCGAATGTACCGGAAATCGCGGGTGGACATCATGAGCGCACAGATAGCGGCGGTTACCCCCGCTCAATACCCGCAGGCTCCCTGAGCATTCCGGCCAGAATGATGGCTATTGCTGATGTGTTTGAAGCGCTAACGGCAACTGACCGCCCTTATAAAACGGGGAAAAGCGTAGAAGCATCGCTCGAAATCATGCGCAAGATGGCGCATGGTGGGCACCTTGATGTTGAACTATTCGAGTTGTTTTCACAGTCGGAGATTCCCGAGCGCTATGTCGAACAGTTTCTGAAGCGTTAATGAAGCTGTGCTAAAAGTGAAGGAGTCGGCATATTCGGACGCTATCTTGAAAACGCCCATGAATGGCAGCCGCTGTAGTAAGCGCAGCGCTTGAAACAGGGCAGGAGGCTAGGCGCCTATCTGCTACAAAGATGAAGTCACCAAGGAGATGGTGAAGGAGTTGCGGGAGAGGGGTCACTAGTGTGAGGAGAACACCGGCTGGATACCGGTGTTTGGTAATAATAAACTGGCCCTAATCATGAGCAGATTTGGGTATAATCATTTACACAGATAGCTGAGTTGTAACTCTAGATCAGCAATAAGCCAATTTACCGATTGAGTTGATATATGCTTTGGTGCTTTGGTAATACGAGATATTGCTAGTGTTTGCCCATGCTTATTTAACTCATCTAGGTTTACTTCTGAGATGACTTTCTCAAATTTCTTTACATTAAAACTCAGAATTGGAAATGCAGGGGATTTTTTATCTTTATACATAACTGTACTAATATTAAACATATCTCCTATGTCGAGCAACTTTGCCTCAGAAGTTACTATATAGGATAAATTCAATTCTGGTAAGTGAGTAGGAGATAGTAGTATTTCAGGTATACGAAGTAAAAGAAGGTCCCATGCAGTAGATAGTAACGCTCTCTTAGCACCTTCGACATCCATGTTTGGCTGAACACTTACGAATTTCCCTGCAAAATTTGAAAAGTAGTACAAGGCAAGGTTTAGCTCTCGAGCTAATATTATATTTAAGTCTTCAATTAAAAACCTTTCAAACTCATAATATTTCTTTATGATGTTTTCTTGGCTCATCTTAGGGTACATAAACTGGATTAACACCATTTTTAATAAACAGGCATATGATAATCTTGTTATTTCTCGATAGTCGTTATTATGGTGGTTTTCTGCGAATTCATTAGCCCATGCTATTCCGCAGTTATCTAGGTCTACAGATTTATATTTATCGCAATAGTGCTCCACAGATTCCTTTTTATATTTTATTACATTATTGTTTATATACTCCTGCTCATCCATACAGTGTAGTTTTAGAATTGATGACAATTTGCCAGATGATGTCTTAATAAATTGTTCTTTTGATGATTTGGAGAAGTTTTCTGTTAGATAGAAAACGGGGTTGTAGTCACAATTTAAGGATGATACATGTACTAAAAAATCTCTTGTTACTAGCTTTGAATTATCATCTAACTTTCCAATGCCAGATACATAACGGTGTAAAATATCTACTATATGTGAGTCAAGCACTAAAGTTTGATAGATGTTGAGTTCTAGCTTTTTTTTGTCAAAAAAATCCTTATTGAAAATGATTGGTCGCTTGCCGTTAAATTGATCAATTATCCCAATCCTTCTGTCGTTGTGCGAAATATCAAAAGATTTTGAGTAGAACGGGGATTCATAAGGAGAAGTTAGGAATTCATATATGTGTGCATTTTCCATTGATTGAGATGAGAAAATATTTTGCATCATAGCCACTCTGTTTCATGCTTATGAACATATGTTCTACACTATTTTGATTGCTATGTCTGTTTTTCTCTTCATATATATTCAGTCGGCATGGTGATGACAGATTTGATTCATCGCTGTAATGGGTTTGTGTAAATTTAGATTCAAGAGGTTAAAGATGACTCGCTTGGTAGTATTAACTTGGGTGCTTAAATATTAACCTGGGAGGGCGATCAAAGTACCGTAGTGATAACTAGGTAATGCAAAAATTTTCTAGGAGTCCATCGACTGCTATCCCGGAAGCTGTCCATGTGTCCCAACAACAACGCGAGGAACGGCTGCGCCTCAAGATAGCACGTTAATACGACTAACTGCTACTGCTCATCAGACCTTCTCATGAGCCACCATCCGAGATAATCAAAGTCAGCATCTTACAGGAAAGGCTTCTAAAACCTGCCTAGACGAGTAGAGGTTGGCTCGTTTGTATAGAGCCCTCTTTTTGTCTGAATTATATACAGGTATGATTAATGACTGATTATCTTGACATTACTTCTCGTGACAGTGTAGTCCGCCACATAAGTTCCTATTATCAGGAATCAGATGCGAAGTGGGGATGGGACTTGTTGTTCGGGCCTTTCATAAACATGTGCTCACCGCGTTATCCGGTGGCGTTTTTGGGGCTAAACCCAGGAGGCCCTGCGTCTGAGAATCACCAGGTTTCTGTTGAGGGTAAGTGTGCTTATTACAATGAGGTCTGGCCACCATACCCCAGAGGGGAAGCCCCCTTGCAAAAACAGCTAGGGATATTCTACTCGATGATTGCTGATGTCATTGGGGTTGATATGGAGTCGCTCATGGATGGCTCATTGATGACAAATTACATCCCTGCTCGTTCACCCTCTTGGAGTCAATTACCCGATAAAGATGAGTGGATTCAGTGTGGTCGCCAGATATGGTCTCAACGGATAAGTAAAGTGCATTGTAAGGTATATGTTGCTATCTCTTGTGTGGTTTTTAATGAGCTCCACAATCATTTAGTCGAGAATGGTTACAAACAAGTTGGGGACAGTGTTAACGAGCGCGTTAATTGGTGGTATGCAAGATATCAGATTCATCAATTTGAACGAGATGGAAACTTGTCAGTTCTGATACGGCTACCTCATCTTTCCTCATACAAAATATTTAGCCGTACTGCATGTCAGCCCGCAATAAAAAGAATTATGGAGTCAATTGAAAGTGTTTTGAGATAGTTATTATGGATTGTACTTAACCACTTTTATGAAGAGCCGTTAGAGTAATTTGACAATAAATAAACTCTTCACGAGCCTCCCCGAGAATTCGAAATAAATCGCTACGGTGGATTCTAGCTAGCCTGTTTTTTTCTCCACATCCCATCCATTTGTGATGGCTTTATGCAAGATAGTAACAGCCCATCTTTATGAAAGGTGGGCTGGGTCAAAACCTCACAACCCTCGTCTGTCACGGCTATGATGTGCTTCCAGTGTGCGGTCGGGGAACAGTCACTTGTAGATAATATGCTTCTACTGGATGGTCGCTCAACGTCAGCACATCTGGAGATGATGATTGGCTCGAGTATGAAGATCATGCCAGTTTCGAGCTTGATACCTGCTCCTGGCCTGCCGACTGAAGGTAGGTGTGGAATTGCTGGTCTTTCAGTGAAATCACTATCATTTATAAGAGTATGGAACCCCATCTTAGAGATGGTTGTATAGATTGCGTGCCCAACGTCACCTGTTGTAGCGCCCGGTCGTACAGCTTCGAGCCCAGAGGACATCGCTTCAAATGCAGCCTCAACCATAGCGATTTTTTGAGGGCTCGGTTTTCCGATCATGTACATTCTGCTGGATTCAGAGAAGCAGTTGTCCATCTGTATCTTTAACTCAACATTGATGATGTCTCCATGCTGTAAGCGCAACGAGCTGGGTTTACCCCCTGCAATGATATAATTGTGAGATACATAGACAGTGACAACAGGATCACCCTCTTCGGTTACGTCATAAGCGGGTATCTTTTTTACTTGGAACAAATAATCATGACAGAATTTCGCAATGCTCTCTGTCTTCACGCCTGCGACTACATAGTCTGAAATCCAGTCTAATGTTTCACAAGCTGCGCTCGCACTAGCTCTTATCTTGTCGGCTTCGAGCTCACGTATGGCCGTTATCTTGTTCATACTTTATCCCCAATGTTCATGTTGGGAGGGAGGACTCTTAAGACTCTACACCTGTGTGGAGTAAGGAACATATTTCATATTGGGGGTAGATTGGCGGAGCTACTTTTGGATATAGTTTCTCTTTTTATCTTCTCGTGACCTTAAGACAACGATCACATTTTGTCGTATATAAATATTGATTTTGGAATTGATGCTGACTGAAATTTTCAACTGTCATTTATAACAGTGTCTATGAATCCCTGTGAAGGTAAAGATTGTGCGAATACTCACTTTAACCGCGTGTTTGAGATTAGAGTGTGATCTCCTCATAGAACAAACAGACTTATCAATTAAGTGTCTGCGATATCGCTGATGAGTGGGTGTTTTTTATACACACACGAGATACGATATGAATAACCTGGTCACTATCAGAGTAAATTCTAGGGCCTTATCGAGTTGTCATATGTTTTTCTTGTGTAGGCGTTTAAGCATGTGGCGCAAAGCCGCGTATCCAAGTTAAGTGACTTTAATGCCTTTATTGCTTCTGCATCTGAGGGATAGGCACCGAAATAGTCTCTAATGTGGGCACATGGAAGCACCGGGCAGTCGCTTCGATGAAGGAGGTATAGTTTTGGCTCAAACTTAATCTCAAGTAAATATTCTTTTTGTTCTTCCATCAGGGTGCTCTCTTTTTTTGAGTATGAGAGTAATACAGATGAAGGCACCTATGACAGACCCATATGGGGAATATGATTTTGCCCGTCGAAAAGAGAAAGATTGTTGCATTAATATTAATTTGACATGAAGGCATATAGTTAGACTTGACAATCGAAAAATTCTTCACGAGCCTCGACAGAAATTCGGACTAACCATCCGAGCCATCGGGCTAACCACCCGCAACGAGGACCTAGCCATGAAGAAACCAATCCAAGAACTATCTATTCAGCGCCTGCGCAGTGGCGCCAGCATATTCACTTTCGACTCCACCACATCCGGTGAAATGACCACATTCAGCCCCGAGCAGATAGCGTTGTTCCGGACGCTAGTAGCTGCCAAGCATGGGGAAACGTTCACCACGTCCCGCAAGGTGGCCGAGCTTTTTGGCAAACGCCATGACAACGTTCTTCGGACAATTGATAAGTTGGAGTGCAGCTCAGAATTTCGTCTCCTCAATTTCAAGGAGACGGTCTATTACCGCAAAAACCCATCAGGTGGTGAAGACATTGCCACCCCCATGTGGCACATGACCAAGGATGGCATGGTCTTCTTGGTAATGGGATTTACCGGCAAGCAGGCCGCCCAGTTCAAGGAGCTGTACATCCAAGCCTTCAACTGGCTGGCTGACCAGATCAGAAAAAGCTATGAGCTTACTGAATGGCTGAACGATTTCACCCGTCGAGAGGCTGCATCTGTTACTAAAGGTACCGTGCATGGTCAAGGACTTGTCCGCCGCCGCATCGAAAAGCATGCGTTGAGCCAAGAGCAGGCCGCTATCCACGCCAAGATCCAGTTGTGCCTGGACCTGATCGGCGAGGAGGCTGCATAGCAATGGACCTTACCCTCTTGAAAATGTCCGGCGGGGTGCTTGCACCGTCTACGCCAGCCGATGCAGAGGCCATCAAGCTGATGCCTATCGGCACCATCATCCAAGCCAAGGGAAAGGGGCGGCGCAATCTGGCCTTCCACCGACGCTTCTTTGCCTTGCTCAATCTGACCTTCGATTACTGGGAGCCGGCCGGCGGCATGGTCTCGCCAGCAGAGCAGGGGATCCTATCTCGTTTTGTGCGCTACCTCGCCCAGTTCGGTTCCGGCAGCGTGTTGGACAAGGCTAAGGATGAGTTCATCGACCAACTGGCCAACAGTAGAGTTGAGCGCCATGGCCCCCAGGCAGAGAAGTCGTTTGAGGTTATGCGCAAGTGGCTCACCGTCGAGGCCGGTTATTACACCGTTGTGATGCTTCCGGATGGCGGCATGCGCAAGGAGGCCAAAAGCATCAGCTTCGCCAAGATGGAGCAGGCGGAATTCTCTGACCTTTATCGGGCTGTATTTGGGGTCTGCTGGCGTTATGTCCTGAGCAAGCAGTTTGCCACCGAGGAAGAGGCAGAGAATGCCTGCTCCCAGTTGATGGGGTTCTCCGGATGAGATTCGAGACCAGTCCAATCCGTTCCAAGGCACTGCGCGACGGCGCCCGCGGCCAGACCTGTAAGCTGCAACTGGCTGGCGTCTGTGTAGGGGGAACTGACACTACTGTTCTGGCGCACCTACCGAGTGCTCCCCATGGCATGGCTCTCAAAGGGGATGACCTTGTCGCGGTCGAGGCGTGCTGTGCCTGTCACGATGCCATTGATGGCCGGATCGCCTACGACTGGCAGCCTGGAGAGCGAGAGGAGGCAATCTTTAGCGCCCTCACTCGTCAGCTACACAGTTGGGCAGTGCGTGGGCTCATCAGCGTGAAGGGGGCGGCATGATCCATCTGTCTGCCATCGAGGCCAGCCGATTGCTCGGTAAACACCCGCAAGCCAAGAAATCTGCTGATCAGGCTAAGAAGTCACAGCAGGTGGACAGTCTTAACAACAAGGTACTGGCTCAATTGGTCGGTTTCCCTGAGCCAACAACAGAGCTGGTATTCCATCCAAAGCGCCGCTGGCGCTTAGATTTCGCTTGGCCGGTGCAGATGGTTGCTCTTGAGGTTCATGGCGGCATCCATTCCGGTGGCCGCCACACCAGGGGGAAGGGATTTGTCGGTGACCGAGCAAAGATGAATGAAGCGCTACTTGCCGGTTGGGTAGTCATCGAGGTGACGCCTGAGCAGGTGAGTAACGGTCAAATGCGGGAATGGCTTAACCGCGCCTTCTCAAACCATCACCAAAACCTGAGGACCTAACCATGGCAAGTATAGAAATGGCCCTGCGCCTATTCAGTCCCCGCGGCTCGCAGCTCGATGTGGCGATGTCTGGCAAAGGAATCCTGGGGCGCGAAGAAATCCTTGGCGCTTTACAGGCTGCAGCTGTTGGCCGACAACTGGGTTATCACTATCTCATGGCTGAGCACCTGATGGACGACGGTTCTGTGCGCGCTCTGAGCGACCACTTTACCCAGGCGGTAGGGAAGGATGCCGCCGGTGCTGCGCTTGCCCTGTTATTACGCCGGCCATTGCCGGATCAGCTCGAGCACATGATAAAGGCGAGAAGCGGCCAGGCTCATCCTTATTACGATAAAGAGCGGCGCCGGGCATCGATTGTGATGGAGCAGGCCAAGCGTGCCCACCGCCGAGGCAACGAAATTGAGTATCAGCGCCTCAAGAATGAGCGAGACCATATCCTCACGGCCGCCTATAACCGGTGTGCTGACGAGATCCTGCAAACAGGGCGCTGCCCAACGTGTCAGGGAACCGGCAAGCGAGTGCGCGCTGGCACCGAGTGCCCATCCTGCAACGGCACCGGAAGGGTAGTTCCCGACCGCGTGGCTATTCGGAAGCAGTTCTCTGCAGAGCTGTGTTATCTGATGGAGCGTGAGGTAGACAACGTACTAGCCCAAGCTTCGGAACTGACAAGTGAAATGGCAAAGCAGATTAGTGACATGCTAGCAGCATGAGGGAATGGGCGGCTAAACACCGCTCTCTAAACCATCGGTTATGTTGCTCAAATGACGGACAGGTGAGCTAGCAGCCCTTAAGGCTCCTTTTGGGGTCACCCTTCCTCACTGAGATATTCCAATGTCAAGTCTGCATCGAGGCTATAGGCTTTTAGCCAAAGTTCCTCGATAAGTTCTGCTTCGAGCCCTGTAGCTGCATCTTGTAGCTGTTCTAGCTTTTTAGCGTGATCCCGAGAAAAAGAGTTATCCGACAGGATAGCTCTCGCTTGGGCTAGTAATGGCATGGGCGATTTGTCTTCGTGTCCGCTCATTTGAGACAAGTGATCGAAAATTGAACAATCATTATCTTATCAAAAGTGCAAGGTATGGGGAATGGTATTTTAAATACAAAATGGTTGTATTCAATTCAAACTTATTTGTTTTTTTAATAATAAGCTGAGGTGTTGTGCCTGTCATGTGTGTCAAGAGTAGATAAGTGGTCAACTGTCATTTTTTCAGGTCTAACCAGATAGGCGATTTGGAATATTTATTTTTAAAGTTTGATATTTATCATTACAATTCTTGTTGAATCAAGATTAGATAAAGTTTTTCAATAATAGTGTCGCCTCAGTCAATCATGTGGTGTGGCCATAATCTGTTATATCTATCAGTGGGAGCAAAATGAGCGATTTTCTGAAAGTAATTCTCAACATTCGTAGTCTTCGCGCCGCCCTTCGTGAGCTAACCTTTGAACAGCTAAAGGAAGCAAAAGAGAAGTTTGACGCGGTATATGAAGAACGCGTCTCAGCGGCTGAAATGGAAAGCAAAGAGCAAGCTGAGCGCTTTGCCAAGTTGGCTGAGTTTCAAGCTATGTTGCAAGATGCGGGCATAGACCCCAGTGAGCTTGTCAGCACAGTGCCCGGTGCAAGCAAAGAGACTGGTGCTAAGCGAGCACCACGCCCGCCCAAGTACAAATATCTGGACGATGGAGTTGAGAAGTTCTGGACCGGTCAAGGCCGCATGCCGAAAGTCATCTCAAATGCCCTAGCGGTGGGTGATTCCCTTGATAGTTTCCTCATCTAGCTAACCGCAATGAGGGGTCATGATTCAACGATTGGGTGGTGCTAGCATTATCCAATCATGGCCTGACCCCGCATTGACGCAGATATAAAAAAAAGCGTGACCAGCGGCATGAAGGTCACGCAAGGTTATACGAAGCGTGTAAAACATACTCTTTACGTTGCGGTCAATTTGGGAAGACTGAACGCAGAATCAAAGGTACTCCATTGGGCCCTTCCGAACACTCCCTAAATGGGTGTGTAAGCTCGCATAAAAAATGCCTGGACCGCACACTGACCAAGCATAAAAAGGAGTAGAAAGTCATCTAGGACAGATCCAACGAGGCACAATTAACGATAGTACCAATTGAGAACTTATGCAGCCCCATTTGGGGTTGAAAGGTATTGATTAATCGTCTATAAGCTTGCCTTCAACACCACCCGGCGTTAGAGTTTACCCAGCATGGCCAGAGTCTTACCGACCCTGGCCTTTTTGTTTTCTGGCCCGCCTTGTGCGGGCTTTTTTGTTTGTGGGGTATGGGCATGGCAGTACAAGAAAAGATTGAGATGGCAGCCATAGCGAGCGGGGCCGCCAAGTCTGGTCCGCCGGTTGTGGTATCAGGGATGAGCCTGGCAGGATACAGCCTAAATGACTGGGTGCTTGTGGCCACATTGTGCTGGATTGTCATTCAGGCCGGCTGGTTCGTGTGGTCAAACATCATCAAGCCTAAGCAGCCATGAAACCCGTGCGAAATACCGTGGCGGTCGGGTCGTCGCTGATGCTCCTAGCAGCCTCCATGATTGGGCAGTTGGAATCCTCTGGAAGGGTAATTCTCACATCCTACCGGGATATCGCTGGGGTCTGGACCATCTGCGACGGTATCACCAAGGGAGTCACTCCTGGCATGACTGTCACACCAGAATGGTGTGCCCGCGCTCGGGCCGGTGAGATTGAGGCCCACAGCCAGCCGCTGGCCACTGTGCCGTATCAACTACCCGGGCACGTCATACTGGCTATGACCGACCTCTGCTATAACGTGGGTACCGGCGCCTGCGCTACTTCCACGGCAATACGCCAGCTCGAAGCCAATAACCGCGAGCAGGCCTGTGACGCCATCCTGCTGTTCAAGTTTTCCATGGTGCGTAACCAGCGAGCCGACTGCTCTAAGAGTTCAAGCGGCTGCTATGGCATCTGGACACGTCGCCAGATAGAGCGCTCGCTCTGTCGCAACGAACTGACCCCGGCTCAGGCCAAATTGCTCTTCAAGGATCTGCCGCTCGGCGGCCTCGATTAACGAGGAATCCATGACTGATTTTCGTCCCTTTATCCCGTATGCGCTGGGAGCTGTGCTCGTGGGCGCAGCTTATGGTTATGGCCACCATCGTGGCGTCAATTCCACCGAGCTCGAGTGGCAGGGCAAGTGGAACAAGCAGGCGCTGGCATTGGCCACCGCTAAGGCAGAGGCACTGGAGAAGGTGAGAGCCGTGGAGCTGCGGCGCCAATCCGACATCGAGAAGGTGAGACAAGATGCTGAACAAGAAATCGCTCGTGCAAAGACTGATGCCGCCTCTGCTGATGCTGCTTCTGAGCGCCTGCAGCAGCAAGCCAAGCGCCTGGCAGCAAGAGCAAGTCAGTGCGCCGGTAATACCGGTACTACCATCGGTGGCCAGGCAGCCGGCACCGCTGCCATGGTGCTCGCCGACCTGCTCGGCCGGGCTGACAAGCGAGCGGGAGAGCTGGCAGCAGCTTATGACCAAGCTCGAAACGCAGGATTAGCCTGCGAGCGGGCCTACGATGCTTTGATGTCGAAAGGGGTTGGTAGCAAATGAGCGACTACACCCCGGCGCATCAAGGTGGCATCGACACTACCGGCATTGTCGTAGCTGTTATCTCTCACACATTGACCTGTGCAACGGTCAAGCTGGATAGCGGGGTTCTGGTTCGAATTCAAACCACGCACCTCCCGCGGATAGGTGACGCTGTTGTAGAAGGGGAGCTTAGAACCTAATGGCAAAGACAGACTGGGCCGCACTGCAAGCCGAGTTTGCCCTAGCTCATGCAGCGACCGGCATCAGTGCGCAAGTATGGTGCGAAGCTAAAGGGTTGAATTACCAGTCCGCCCGGCGGTACATCAAACCCAGTGCTGCGCAGAAGGCTGCGCAAGAATGCGCAACTGCGCAATCAGGTGTGCGCACTGCGCAAACTGCGCAAAATGAGGCGGGCAAAGTTCAGGCTGGTTGGGAAGAGGAAGAAGGTGAACAGGAAAGGTCCTCTTCATCGACTCAGGCCCAGACTGACTTGGCCCAAAGCGTGAGCAACAACGGACGGGACCAGAAGGGCCGCTTCGCTAAGGGCAACCCTGGTAATCCCAATCCGCCGGCAAACATCAAGCCCGGCATGCAGTTGACAAAGACTCACGGCGGTTACGCCAAGTTCCTCGACGCTGATGAGCTCTTCGATGAAGCCGAGGCGTTGCGACTGCGAGACGAACTGGTGTTTACACGGGCGCGAGTTATCTCGGTCACCAAGACCTTGAAGAGCCTGCAGCAGGACCTAACCCTGGCCAGCGAAATGGCCGACCGTATTGCGCTTTATGACAAGATCCTGAAAGCCGAGCAGGCGCTGGACCGTAATATCCAACGCATTGAGTCTATTGAGCGTTCGCTTCGAGCCATCAAGGTTGATGAAGCCCGGGTTCCCCACATCATGGAGGACACCAAGCGGGTTCAGGCTGCAACGCGCAAGCTGACCGCTGAAGCTGACCGGTTGGAGACGGAAGGCGGCAGTGAGACAACTTCGGTGAGTGAGATAGTTGTCGAGCTTCACGATATGGGTACTGGTGGCTTGATGAGCGGATGAACTAGATATACCGTGTTTTTAGTTATCAAATGGAGCTCTGTATGAGTGACAACATATGCACTAGCAATGACGATAATGAGCAAGCAGTCCTGAATTATGGTTTTGTAATTGATGGGCATTTAGCATCCTTGGTTGGGCTGATTAACAACAATCCGGGGATTTGCATCGGTATTACGCTCACTGTTGGCGGAACGTTAATATCTGGGGAGCTTATTTCTGGTAAGGAGTATTTTGACAATCTCGCCACCCTACTGCATCGGGATGATCAGGTAGAGGACTCCATTAGAAATGTCCTTTCAGATGAAATGAAGTGGATGTCTAACAGGTACAGTACACCGGATATAAATAAAACAGTTTATATTCACCTTAAGGACGCTCAGCATTACAGCGGGGTTACGCCAGTGCCGACTAGAGGTGGATATTGGCGCGGTAGGTTGTGTGACGTATCTGGTTTCACGATCGGGTCGATGTCAGTAATTCAGAACTAAGAGACTTAATCATCTATATCCAAACCCGCTTCTGCGGGTTTTTATTGCCTGAGATCCACCAGTGACCAAACTCGACATCACCGCCATGACTGAGCAGGAGCGGATGGACTACATCCGCTCGAAGCTCAGCGACAAGTGGTGGAGGATGAACAACCTCTACATGATAGAGAACGAGCAGGGGCAGTTGGTGCGCTTCCAGTTGCGCCCGGCTCAAGAAGCGCTGTTCCGGGTGATGTGGTGGCTCAACATCATACTTAAAGCTCGGCAGCTCGGTTTCTCAACGGCCATTGATATCTATCTGCTCGATGAGGCGTTGTTCAACAAGAACCTAAAGTGCGGGATCATCGCGCAAGACCTGAGCGCCGCGGGAGAAATCTTTCGGACCAAGATTGAGATCCCGTTCGATAACCTTCCGGCTTGGCTGCGTAGCCGCTTCATCGTGACCTCACGCTCCGGCGGCAAGAATGGTGGCGCCATTTTCTTCAAGCACGGCTCAAGCATCCAGGTAGCGACATCGTTCCGTTCCGGTACGTTGCAGCGGCTCCATGTGTCGGAGCACGGAAAGATATGCGCCAAGTACCCGGAGAAGGCCAAGGAAGTGAAGACCGGTACGCTGCAGGCCATCCACCCGGGAGCCGTCGCATTTATCGAGAGCACGGCGGAAGGGGTCGGTGGCGACTACTACGACATGTGTATTAAAGCGATGGAGTTGGCCAAGACTGGTGAGCTGAGCCAGCTTGACTGGAAATTCCACTTCTTCGCCTGGTGGCAAGACCCGAAGTATCGGGCTGCTGTACCGCGAGCAGGAGTGGTAATGAGCCAGGCTCAAGCCGATTACTTCACGGCGGTGGAAAAGGCTATGGGCTGCAACTTGGATGATGAGCAGCGGCAGTGGTATGTCACCAAGGAATCGACGCTCGGTGCCGAGATGAAGCAGGAGTTCCCTAGCACGCCGCTCGAAGCGTTCCTGACATCCGGCCGCCGAGTCTTTGACCCAACAGATGTGATGACAGCGGAGAGTGAATGCTGCCCGCCTGAACTCGTCTACGACATGGACCCGACGACTGGCAAACGCCAACGTGCTCATGGTCCGGAGAATCTGGATGCTGCAGGGCAGCGAAGCCTGCTGAATCTGCTGCTGGTCTGGGAGCTGCCTGATCCTGACGAGGATTACGCCATCGGCGTGGACGTGGCTGAGGGTCTGGAGCACGGTGACCGCTCTAGCGTTGATGTCACCAAGCGCAGCAACGGTGAGCAGGTGGCGCACTGGTTTGGTCATCTCGACCCAGGCTTACTGGCTAAACTGGTTGCCCATATCGGCCGTTGGTATGGCACAGAAGAATACGGCCCTGCCTTTATCGGCCCAGAGCGCAACAACCATGGTCACGCTTTGTTGCTGGCCCTGCGCGATATCTACCCCACGCGCCGCATCTATTCCCAAGAGTACATCGACAGGGAAATGGACGAAGAGACCGATCGACTCGGTTGGCTGACCACAGCACAGAGCAAGCCGATCCTGGTTGATGGCCTCAAGGCTTTGCTCCGTGCCGGGCAATCCGGGATCCGCTGGATTGGTACCGCGCATGAAGCAACCACGTTCGTTTATGACAAGAAGGGCAGGATGAATGCCCAGTCTGGCTGCTTCGATGACCAGCTGATGAGCTACATGATTGCCCAAGAGATGCGAGCCCGCATGCCGGCGCGCATTGTCAGAGATAACACTCCCCGCAAATCGAAACACTGGATGGCACACTGATGAGCGAGATGACAACCAAGGCGCCCAAGGGGCGTCTCGATACTGCACGCCTGTTGGATTTGATGGGAGATATCAATGCTCAGCCTGACTGGCGAACCTTTGCCAACCTCTGTGGCGCCTATTATGACGGGGATCAGCTACCGCAAGACGTGATCAGCACCCTCAAAGAACGTGGCCAGCCCAATACCGTTCATAACCTGATTGCCCCAACGATTGATGGCGTACTGGGGATGGAAGCTAAGACCCGTACTGACCTCATGGTGATCGCCGACGACGTCGATGACGAGATCGAGGAATTGGCTGAGGCTGTCAACGCAGCTTTTGCTGACATGTGCCGATTGGGCGGGTGCGATCGTGCGTGTGGTGAGGCGTATGGCAGCCAGGTTAAGTTCGGCGTGGGCTGGGTTGAAGTGCGTCGTAATAGTGATCCTTTCGGGGCTAAGTGGAAATTCTCACCGATTCACCGTGATGAGGTTTACTGGGACTGGCACTCCCGTGAGCCGGACTTGTCTGACTGTCGTTGGCTGATGCGCCGCCGCTGGCTGGATGTGGACGAGGCTATGACCATGTTCCCAGGAAAGGCTGAAGCCTTGTCAGCCAGTGTCAGTGACGGTTGGATGGGCGTGGTCAGTGTCACCAGCATCGAAGGGATGGAGCCGAGTGTGGCAAACGCCTTTGATGAGTGGCAGCAGTTCGACGCTCGCCAGCTCGAATGGCGAAGTTCAGACCGCAAGCGTCTGCTGCTGCAGGTGGTCTACTACCGCACTTACACAATGCGCAAGGTGCTCACGCTCGAGACCGGTCGTTGCGTTGAGTTCAATCCCGATAACCCTATGCACATGGCCGCCGTGGCGCTAGGGCGTGGCTATGTGGAAAACGCTCCGGTGTCGGTTATCCGGGAGGCTTGGTTTGCCGGCCCTCATTTCTTAGCTGACCGCCCGTGCAGCGCCCCACAGAACATGTACCCGCTGGTCCCGTTCTGGGGCTATCGCAAAGATCGCACTCGTGAGCCCTATGGACTGATAGCCCGTGCCATCCCAGCACAGAATGAGGTGAACCTGCGCCGTATCAAGCTCACTTGGTTGCTGCAGGCCAAGCGCGTCATCATGGATAAAGACGCCACCAATATGAGCCGGGAGCAGGTGATGGAGCAGGTTGAGCGTGCCGATGGCATTATCGAGCTCAACCCGGACCGCGCCAACAAACTCAGCATCTCTGACGTGTTCCGTGTTGAGCAGGATTTCCAAGTCGCCGCCCAGCAATTCCAGGTGATGCAGGACAGCGTAAAGCTGATCCAGGACACTATGGGCGTCTATGCCGCTTATCTGGGGCAGGGGACCACTGGCCAATCTGGTGTGGCCATCGCCAATTTAGTGGAGCAGGGCGCCACTACGCTTTCCGAAATCAACGACAACTACCGTTTCGCTAGGCAAATGGTCGGTCAGCTTGCACTTGGTTACCTGCTCGAAGAGATGGCCGGCCAGCGCAACGTCAAGGTCACGCTCAACCGCGACGAGAAGGCGCGCCGCAAAGTGGTGATCATCAATGCCGAGGAAGAGGGAGAGCTCAGCAATGACGTCAGTAAGCTGCGCGCTCATATCGCACTGGCTCCCATCCAGCAGACTAGCGCCTACAAGCAGCAGCTGGCCGACCGCATGACCAACGTTATGTCACAGTTACCCCCGGCAGCTGCTGCGGTGTGCTTTGACCTGCTGGTAGACTTGCTCGACGTTCCCAAGAAGTCAGAGTTCGTAGAGCGGATCCGCGGTGCTTTGGGTATCCAGAAAAAGCCCGAAGAAATGACACCAGAAGAGCAGCAGGCCGCTGCACAACAGGCGCAGCTGCAGCAGGCCCAGCAAGACATGGCTATGCGTGAAATAGCCGCCAAGGTAACGAAGCTCGAAGCGGAAGCACAGAAATGGTCAGCGGAAGCCCAGAGGTTGGCAAAAATGACTGACTCGATGCGTTTTGATGACGCCCTCAAGCAGGCTCAGACCGGTAAAACGTTGCAGGAAATGGAACGACTGCAGCAGGAGCGCGATGCGATGCAGATGGAGATGGCGGCCGTACAGGAGCAGTTGCTCAACTCCATTCAGGCTCAAATTGATGCAATCCAACTGTGATGGTTGCAATCAAAGAGGCCCGGCGTTAGAGTTTTCCCATCATGGCTCACTGTATCTGCAGTGGGCTTTTTTTATTTTCTTCCATTGTTGGTTGCGGTTCTTGGACTAGTATTCAAATTGAACCCAACATGATAGTTCCTTAGTTGATGCCCGCCTCGTGCGGGCTTTTTTTATGCCCAGCTCCAGCCGGAGAGCGCTTTATGTAAGAGCTTTCTCCCGCTTGGGCAGCGATACCACCCGCAATAACCCATGAGGAAACCATGAGCGTAGACATCAACAACCTAACCGGCACTGAATCGTTGGAAGAGCTCGAGGCGGCATTGAATGCCCTGGATGAAAGCGACAACGCTGAACAGGAGCAGCAAGAGCCAGCCACCCAATCCGAAGAAAAGGACGTAACCATCGCGCCGTCTGCGGCTGAGGATAAGGGGAGTGATACCAAGGCCGATGAGTCGCAGGCAAGCGAAGCGGGCAGTGACACCGAAAAGGTGATCCTGTCTAAGGACGGCAAGCATCAGATCCCGTATGAAGTGCTCGAGGCCGAGCGTGCGCAAAAGCAGCAACTGGCTGCTGAAAACGCCCGTCTAAAAGCCGAGGTCGCTGAGCGGGAGAAGCTGCAGAAGGTGCTGGAGAAGCATGGCATTGATCCCAATGCCGACCCTGACAAGCTGGACGTGGCCGAGATTGAGCAACTGGCACAGGACTACCCGGAGCTGGGTAAGGTGCTGACCGGTATTGCCACTCGCCTCAACGCCATCAGTCAGCCGCAAGCCGCGCCAGCCCAGCAAAACACCACTCACAATGATGTTCAGGCTGCACTGCAGGCGGTACCAGAGCTCAAGGGGTGGATGGAGAATGACCAGGACCGCGCCACCTTCGCTATCTCAGTTGATGATCGACTCAAGGCGGATCCCGCATGGGCAGATAAGCCGCTGACGGAGCGCTTCGCTGAAGTAACCCGTCGCACCAAGGCTGCGTTTGGTGATGTTATCGAGCCTGCCAAGCAGGCCCCGAAGACAGCAGCCAAGCCGGACACCAAGGACGTTGAGGTGCGTGACTGCATTCCGGCCAGCCCGACCGACCTCGGCCAGTCCGTGCAGCATGAGAGCAAGTCTGACAAGTATGGCACCATGACGCAGGAGCAGCTGATGGCAGAAATGTCCGGCATGACCCCTGCGCAGATTGACGCCTTGCTTGCAGAGCTCGATATCTAACTAGTCAACCATTCCATGACCCGGCCACTGTGCCGGGTTTTTCTTTTTGTGCAGGAGAGGATCATGACCCAAGTAACCTCTGCGCAGGCCAACAAGGTCCTGCAGGCGGCGCTCTTTACCGAAGCGATGCGCGCCAATTCCCTCGTCAACATGCTGACCGAAGAGGCGCCGAAGGGCGTCAAGGTCAATGGTGGTAAACAAACCTCGGCTGGTGCGCCTGTAGTGCGAGTTACCGACCTGGCCAAACAGGCTGGTGATGAAGTTGAAATGCAGATCTTCCATCAGCTCTCTGGCCGCCCGACCATGGGTGACCGCAAGATTACTGGCCGCCTGGAAAGCCTGTCTCAGGCTAGCTTCAGCCTCAAGATCAACCAAACTCGTCACGGCGTGGACGCCGGTGGCAAGATGAGCCAGAAGCGCACCAAGCATGATCTGCGCGCAACTGCTCGTACTCTGCTGGCTGATGGCTACTACGGCCGACTGGTCGATCAGCGCGCCATGGTGCAGCTGGCCGGTGCCCGTGGCGACTTTTCCGCGCCAGATATCATCCTACCGCTGGCGGATGATCCTGAGTTCAGCGACATCCTGATCAACCCGGTCACTGCACCGACCTACGATCGCCACTTCTTTGGGGGTGATGCCACCAGTTTTGGCAGTCTCGACAGCGCCGACAAGTTCGGTCTAGGCGCGGTGGATAATCTGGCTCTGTTTATCAGCGAAATGGCTTCGCCCATTCAGCCGATCCGCATGGTGTCTGACCCGAGCGGCGGCGAGCCGCTGTATGTCCTCTATGTTAGTCCTCGCCAGTGGCATGACTTCTACACCTCCAGCTCCGCCAAGGACTGGCAGGCGATGGTCACGGCCGCGCTCGAGCGCAGTAAGGGCTGGAATCACCCCATTTTCAAGGGCGAATCGGCCATGTGGCGCGGCATCTTGATTAAGCAATACAAGGGTATGCCGATCCGCTTCAATCAGGGTTCAACGGTGGATGTTTGCACGTCCAACAGTGCCACCGGTGTCACCACCCAGGTGACTGCAGCAACGACCATTGACCGCGCCGTGCTGCTGGGTGGTCAGGCGTTGGCCAATGCGTTTGGCTCTGGCGCAGAAGGTGGCGCTTTCAACATGCACGAAGAGAAAACCGACCACGAGAACAGCACCGAGCTGTCCATCAGCTGGATCGGCGGCCTCGAGAAGATCCGCTTCGCCGGCAAGGACGGCATGCTGCAGGATCACGGCGTGATCGCTCTGGATACCGCAGTGAGCCTGGTAACCCGCTAACCAATGGGCGCCCTTGTCTGGGGCGCCACATCTCGTTTTCACAATAGGAATCTCAATCATGGCCAAAAAAACCTTGGTTAAAACCCTGCGCCGTTGGTTCGTCGGAGCCTTTGGTAATCTCTCTGTTTCCCCGACCATGGTAGCCACTTTATCTGCAACGCCGGCAGATGACGTGGTGGCATTTGGTGACCCCGTCGAGCCGAACTTGAAGGTTATCGGGGCTACCCTGACTACCACCGCGCTCGGAGCCAGTACCACGCTTACTGTGAAGGTGGGTGATAAGACCATCATCAATGCACAGAACACGGTTGCGGCCGTCAATGCCTATGTTCCTGTTGATGATCTGGTGACTAACGAAGGGCAGGAAATCACATTGACTGTTGGTGGTGGGGCAGCAACGGGAACAGCCAAGCTCAAACTGCACTATGAAGTGCTTGGCAATCTGTAACTGTCCGAGCCCCGGTTTATCCGGGGCGTTTTCTTATCCCTATCAGAGAGACTGCCATGACAGACAAAATCGCCGTGGTCTATATCGGGCCCAAAGAGGTTAAGCGCGATACCCTGACCGGCTCGCGCCTGTTGTTCCCACGTTTGCAGCCGGTGGATGTGGAATGCGCTATTGCCCAGATCCTGTTGGACCATCCAACCGTGTGGGTACGTGCCGAAAACCTCGCCGAAGTGAAAGCTCAGGCGCAGAAAGCTGCTGAGGAAGCTGCAGAGCAAGTACGCTTTAAGGCGGAAGCCGATGCCGCTGCAGCAGAGGCCGCATGCATGGTGGTGGGCGATGTTGACCTTGCCAAGCTCACTTCTGCGAAGCTGGCCACGCTGGTTGAACGTGAAGATCTGGGACTGCAGCAAGACGCGACAGAAAAGGTGGATGACTTCCGTATTCGCGTGCGTGACGCCTTGCGTGCCAAGCAAGCTGCTGCAGAAGAGGGCGCCGAGTAATGGCCGCTGTGATGGATAGCCGTTTAAGCAACTTAGATCCAATGATTGCGCTAGTCCGCCAGCGCGTTTCCGGTCCGCTTGATAGCCAAATCACAAAGGCGCTGGTGAGTGCCGCGATTGATTTCTGCAAGCGCAGCGCACTGGTTCACATGGAGCGTACCTTCGATGTTGTTTACGAAGGGCAAACTGTGAGCTTTGCCAAGGCGTCCAGCATCAACCGGCAAGCGCGCCAGCAGGTCACTGAACCTCAGGTCACCGGCTCGGTTATCCATCGCATTACCGCGGGAAGCAACGACCTGCAACGTGGAGTGGATTATCACGTCCAGTCGGCCGAGTCGATCCGGTTTCTGTCTGAATTCAATGATGTGCGCATTATCGGCGCCATTGAGCCACTACCCACCGCCACGCTAATCCCGACTGCCATTATCGAAGACTACGCTGAGGCGCTGGCAGACGGCGCAACCGCTATCTTGCAACTGCAGCCCGGCAAACCCTGGACCAATCCCGACGCTGCTGGAGCCAGGAAGATGGCATTCAACGATGCCGTTCGTGACGCCTACCGCTTCCGTGTTGAGCACACTCCCAACGCTGAGCCGTACAACCCGGTTCGGCGCCGATCCTTCTGCTAGAGGGCCGCATGAGCACCACCATAAAATCCATTCTGGATACGGTATCACGTGAGTTGACCGACCAGGCGCGGACCAGTTGGACACTGGCTGACTTGGTTGGTTACTACAATAGCGCCATTGCCGCCATCGCCAACTATCGGCCAGATCTGTTTGCTGAGACTGTGGCGCATATCAGTGCGGCGGGAACCCGGCAAACGCTGCCGTCAGGTGCCATCAAGCTCATCGAGGTGGAGCGTAACACTGGCGGCCGCAAGATCCGCTTTATCGAGCGTGGTCACTTGGATGACCAAGATCCCGAATGGATGACCGGCACCGGAAACGCTGCGGCCGAAGCTTATAGCCATGAAGTGGCGAACCCTAAAGTGTTCTGGCTTTACCCAGGCGTAGCGGATGGTGTGAGTGTGGACGTGGTGCAAAGCTCGCTGCCGGCGCAGGTCACTGAGCAAACGGTAACCGCTGGCGCCATTGCTCAAGTGGATGACACATGGCTCACCCCACTTATGGATTGGATTATCTACCGCGCTTACATGCGCGATTCTGACGACACCGCCAACTCTGCTCGGGGCCAACTCCATCTACAGGCCTTTGCCCAATATCTCGGGGTAAAAATCGAGACAGACAGCGCCATCGCTGCCCTTCGTGATAACAAGTTCCAAAATAACCAGGGGTGATCATGATCCGCATTCACGGCACGATGACTGACCCGTCTGGGCGCCCAGTTACCGGCGCCATGATTGAACTGAGAGCGCTCAATAGTACCAGTGACGTGCTGGTCGATTCGGTGCTGACGGTTAAGTGTGATGAGTCGGGAAATTACGATTTCCAACTCGGTAACGGCGCTTATGACGTTTATGCCCAGAACGACTACCAAGGCGACATGGATTACCTGGGCAGTGGCATGGTGTCGGCATCCAGCATTGATGGTGCTCTGTTTAACATCCTTGTTGATGGGGGGCGAGATATCACCCCCCCGTTTGTAGAAGTTGCCCAAGAAGCAGCAAATAGAGCGTCGGTATCGGCTGCGGCAGCAGCTAGCGACCGGGAACAGACTGGTGTTGACGCTCGTACTAGTTCAGAGATGGCTACGACAGCCACAACCAAAGCAGGGGAAGCTGCCATATCGGAACGTGAAGCCAAGGCGGCGCGGGACAGTATAGTGAACGATGTTGCCGATGTACGGCAGAAGGCGGTTGCCGTGGAGTCAGCAAGGCAGGAAGTGGTTAGTAACACCGCCACCGTCAGCGCTAATACCACAACAGCAAGCACGTTCGCGGCAGAAGCAGCACGAGATGCAGCCACCGCACTGGAGTCCAAGATTGTCGTTAAGGCAGCAGCCGATAAAGCCGAAACGTTGAAGGCCGCTGTCGAGGCCATACGAGATAATGTTAACGGATACGTCAGCACGGCCACTGCAGCAGCAGACACAGCCAGCCAGAAAGCCGCTAGCGCAGCGCAAAGCGAGGCGACCGCATCTAGCGCAGCGACAAGGGCAGAGCAAGCCGCTCAGATCGTCGCCGGCGCACTCATTGATGCCGGCCCTTATGACGCATCCACTGGCGTACTACCGTCACCCATTCAAGTAGCTGGTGCTAACAAATCCTGTATCTGGAAGGTGACGGGGGCCGGCACTACAGGTGGCATTGAGCTTGGTGTGGGCGACTCGCTGGTATACACCACCCATGGATCATCTTATTACAAAATTGATAACTCGGAGTCGGTAACCAGCATCAATGGCCGGAAAGGTATTGTGGTTGTCTCTGCAGAGATGGTGGGCGCTGACCCAGAGGGGACTGCTGCAGATTTAATTCAGCAGCATGAGGCCAGGAGCGCTGCACACACCGTGTCTGGCGTGGGTGGATTGCAGGAGTTACTCGACTCAAAGCTTGATGCTTTGGGTAATGCAGCATCAGCTTCGAAATTATACACAGCTCGAAAAATTACTGTGGGGGCTGTCGAGAAGACATTTGATGGCTCGAATAACGTCTCGTTTTCCTTGATCGAGATAGGGGCTGCACCAGCGTCACATACACATGATGATTATGTAACCGGTGGCCAGTTGGCGTCGGCTGTGGATAGTGCGGTTGCTGGCATAAAGAACAACTTGTTCCCCGTTGGCCATGTACTTATCACGATTAACCGTAGCGACCCCAGTTCATACGGATATCCCGGGGCCTGGAGCTTGGTTGAGGACGATACCGCTCTACATGGTGTGGCGTCTGGAGCAGGCACCATAGTGGGATCAAATACTCCCCAGGTTCCTGTCGTTTCACATAGCCACACTTTTAACGTTACATCAGGATCCACATCTGACAGCCATACGCATAATTTCAGCGCAACGACATCAAGTGCCGGAGCTCATACACACACGTTATCATCCGCTAATGGTGCTGGTTCAGGAAGTGGATTGGCACACAATACCGGAGATGTGAATACGGTAAGAACCACGTCCAGCGCGGGTGCTCATGCACACACTGTTTCGGGGACGACCAGTGCCAGCGGTTCTTCACATTCACACAGTGTTGCCGGTTCTACGGACACATCAGGAACGGTCAATGCGACGATAGATGTGCGTGGCAAGCGCTTACAGGTGTATATCTGGAAACGGGTTGAGTAGCGTTGTTCGTTGCGGGCCATGATTGAGCTTTATTACAGCCGGCGTTAGGATTTTCCCATAATGGCCCTGCTCTAACGAGTGGGGCTTCTTGTTTGCTCAAGGTGACCATCTTGCAAATCGACATTGTAACCATGCGCGGCGCGGTGCCTCGCGTGGCGGACCATCTATTGCCTGATGAAGCTGCTACGTTAGCGCAAGATTGCCACTTTGACCGCGGCACGCTGGAGCCACTGAAAACAGACAAGGCGATAGGGCATACCTTGCCCATTACCCCAAAGACCTTGCTGCACTACACAGGAGACTTTTGGTTTGCCTGGGGGGAGGCTGTTGAAGTGATACGGTCTCCGATAGCCCAGGATCAGTATGGAAGGGTGTACTGGACGGATGGTTATTTCCCGAAGCTGACCTATAACGCCATTGCAACCAGCGGAGCCAGCAAGCCGACAGAGTGGTTTCGCCTTGGCATTCCGGCGCCAGGGTTGGGGCCAAACCTTGTATCTATCACCCCACCGACTGGAGAGGCTGATGATACTGCCACTGATGACGAGACTCGTTACTACGTTGAGACCTATGTGTCTGGCTTGGGCGAAGAGGGGGCCCCGGGGCCTGCCAGTGGCAAAATCACCATTCCCATCCCAGATTCCACGCTGGTTATCGGCTTGTCACCAGCGCCGACCAACGATAGCAACATTACTCATCGCCGACTGTACCGCTCTGTATCAGGCGGTGGGGTTTCTGATTATCTGCTGGTCGCTGAGTTGCCGATTGCTACAACTACCTTCACTGACTCGCGCAAGGAAGGTGAGCTTGGTCCGGTGCTTGAAACCTACGATTACGCCATGCCGCCCAGTGGCTTGCGTGGATTGTGTCAGATGGCCAACGGCATTTGCGCCGGCTTTGCTGGCAACTCGGTATATTTCTCAGAGCCATACCTGCCCTATGCCTGGCCGGAAAAGTATCGCACTACCACCGAGCACGACATCGTCGCGGTGGCCGCTATCGATACAGCGCTGATTGTAGGCACCAAGGGTTACCCATATCTGATCCAGGGCGCCTCACCCAGTTCGATGACTGCTCAAAAGCTCAGCCACCTGCAGCAAGCTTGCATCAGTGCGCGCTCGATGGTGGCACTCGATGGCCTAGTGCTATATGCCTCGCCAGATGGATTGGTGGGGATCGGCGGAGATGGTGGAAGCGTGGTGACAGAAAGCCTGATCACCCGCGAGCAGTGGCAAGCCCTGACGCCAGCGACGCTGCGCGCCTGGTATCACGAAGGCAAGTACATCGGCTTGACCGACACGCACGCTTTCGTATTTGACCCGAAATCTGGCGATTTCCGTCAACTGACTAACCGTTGGGACTCCGCCTATCTGGACATGGAGCTGGATGCCTTAGTGATCGCCAAAGGTACGGAGCTTTACCACTGGCGCGGTGCAGAGATTTTGCTGCCCATGGTGTGGCGCTCCAAGGTATTCCTGATGCCGCCCGGCAGCCGCTTGAGCTGTGCCCGCGTGACAAGTGACAACCTCGAGCAGTTAGGTTTCATCCTGATAGTGGATGGCGTCAACGTGATGAATCTGCCGATCGGCAGAGTGCCGCGTGGAGGGTTTCGCTTGCCAGCGGTGCGTGGTCGTCGCTGGCAAGTGGAGGTCCATGGTGCAGGTGGGGTGGAACGTATCACCTTGGGTAGTAGCATGGCCGAGGTGAGCGCAGTATGAGCAAAGAGACCTTCCGCGCCAGTGGGACGACTCAGGGACTGACCGAGAATATGCAGATCCTGACAGGCCAGCGCGGTGACCGGTTGGACAAGGCACTGACCTTGCGCAGTGCAGCTGAGCTGGGGCTGATTGGCTTAAAGCGCAACAACTCCGGGACTGTCATTCCGGTTGCGCCGGAGTCAGGCTCAGATAGTGATCCGACTTGGAAGGATGTTCAAAATCCTCACGCGCCGGTCAACGCCGCAGTAACCGGCGCGTTTCATACCATTACGCTGACATGGGATGCACCCACATATCGCGGGCACTCGTTCGCAGAGGTGTTGCGCTCTGAGGTGGATAACCCATCGACCGCCGTGCGTATCGGCACCACACTGGCGAACGTTTACTCCGACGCCGTGGGTAGGGGATTCACGGCTTTTTACTGGGTGCGCTTCGTCAACAAGAACGGCATGGTTGGACCCATCAATGCCAGTGCTGGCCTGCGCGCATCTACCAGTGCTGATGTGGATGAAATCATTGCGTCTGCCACGAACTTCGCCATTTACAACCCAGCCAAACCGACCGAAAAAGAAATCATCTTCGGCGTTACTGACGAGGGCAAGGTGGCAATCCGTGAGGCGGTTATCAAAGCCGCCACCATTCAGATCCTCCAGGCTGAGAAGATAACGGCAGACTACGTTCGCGCCGGCGTCAGCATCAGCGCGCCGTTAATCACTGGCGGATCCTTTGATATGGGCAATGCCTATATGCAGGATGGCGCTGGGGGATTCGGGCTTGGTGGCCCTTATAGCGCCTGGGCTAAGGGCTGGTACACACTGATTACCGCGGACGGTTACATCTACACTAACCGGCTGCGAGCCGAGGGCGGTTATGTGAAGAACATGACCATCGACAATTGCATTATCAATGAAAACTGCGAAGTTCGCGGGACTCTCTATGCCGAAAAAATAGTCGGTGATGTGGCTAAGACGCTGTCAACAATGACCCCAAATAGCACATTGAGCTTTCCTGAATTTAAGAGAGCAAGAAAGTTAGTTGCTTGGTTTCCATGGGTCAGAACAACGGATGATGGTGGTTGGCATACAGTCAGATTAACCATAAACGGGCTGACATATACGACACAACGGTATGTGAATAGCGGTATAAGTGAGGATTTTGGTGGTTTTTGCGTCGAGATATCCCTACCGGCCAACCAAGTAGGAACGGTGTCGTTTGCATTGCGCTCTGATGCCGGAAGCATGTCAGTTATTGGTCCACTCGTCGCTACAGCGTTTATTCAGTGAAACACTTACGCAGAATCATGGCCGATATCGGTGATCCGAATATCCCGGCTCAACTTCAAGACGCCATCCGTAACCGGGTGGCGTTTTTATTTCTGCGTGGCGGTGATGGGTTTGTCTTGAGGCCTGTTATCGAGGATGGGGTAGGTGGGGTCATTGTGTGGATTGGCTGGGGAAGTGGTGGGGCGCCATCTAGGCATTTGCCGGAAGTAAAACATCTGGCTCGGATGATTGGCGCAAGGTGGCTGCGCTTTCACTCTGCACGACAAGGTTTTTTGCGCACAGCTCCCAAAATGGGGTTTGTGAGGCTACCGGATGATCAAGACGGTTTGATGGTTTTTCAGCTGGTTCTGTGAGGTGAGTAATGGGCAAGAGCGGCGGCTCAAACGAAGTAAAGGAAACAGAAGCGCAGCGCGCGCAGTCCGAGGTGGCTCAGAGGCAGTGGCAGCTCTACAAAACAGACTTGCAGCAGTATGAAGACATCTTCATGGATAAGGTTGACGAGCTTAATAACGGGAGCGAATACGACAAACTGGCCGGCACGGCTGCGCTGGGGACGGCGCAAAGCTTTGGCTCAGCCAGGCAAGGACTGGCTGACAATCTGGCGGCATCAGGTGTTGACCCAACCAGTGGGCGATATCAGGAGGCTATGAAGGATCTCGAAACGGATCAAGCGCTCAGTCAGACCGACACCACAAACCGAGCGCAGTCCAGCCAGCAGGATAAGTACGTGGCGGGTTTGCAGGATGTGGCATCGATCGGTCAGGGGCAAAAGGCCGAAGCGCTGCAAGGTTACAGCGATCTGGCATCAAGCAGCCTTAACAAGGCCGCCGTGAATGCTCAGACCGCGCTGGCTAACAAGGGCGCCACCCAAGGGGCGGTAGGCGCGGTTGCCGGCGCCGGGCTGGCGTATGGGTTGAACAACTATGCCTCGAGCGCGGTACAAGCCAATGGCACCAGTTACCTCGACAGTACCAGGACGCTTACGCAGAACCAGACCTATAACCCGGGTGTAAGCACATATTTTGGAGGTCGCTAAATGGGCAAGGCAGCAGACACCTACGGTCAGATTACCCGGGAGCAGTATCAGGACTGGCTCACCCGCTTCTATCCGAAGCAGAAGCAACTGATGGAATTGGCAACCGATGAATCGTTGATGCGCGATCAGCTCGGCCGCGTCGATGCTAACAGTGCCAATGCTCTGGCGTCAGCCCAGCAGGCAACCGCAAACCGCAATGCGCGCATGGGGGTGGCGTCAACGAGCACGGATAACACCCAGGGGTTGCGCTCTGCGCTGATGACGGCGGGCAGTGAGAACGCGATCCGTGATCAAGAAAAGACAAGGCAACTGAACATTCTAACTGGTGCCGATGCTGGCTTGCGTGAAGCCATTAAAACCGGAGGTGCTTAATGGGCTATGGGTTGATTGATATCGCAGCTAAGAGCCGGCAGCAGGCGCTGCAGGGGCTCTCTGACGCAGCCAAGCTGGATGAGCAGCGTGAGTCCATGAACAAGCAGCTCAAGGCGCAGCAGAAGCAGCAGACCATGACCAACGTGGGTACCGGCGCGGCCGTTGGCGCTATGGCTGGTGCTCAAATGGGCTCTGTCGGCGGTCCGATGGGTGCCGTCATTGGCGCCGGCATCGGCTTTCTTGCCAGTCAATTCTAAGGGGGAATCATGGCGGTGAACGGATTGGCAGACGGTTTTCTTGCCGGATTTTACACCATGAGCAACTACTATCGCGGGCAAAAAGCTGACGAGCGGGCAGACCGTGAGGCTGGCCTGCGTGACGCCATGTGGCAGAACACGCTTGATCAGCAGCAAAAGCAGGATGCCCGCTACACCGACGAGCTCAAGTATGGCCGCGAGCGTGACGCCAAGAACGATGAGCGCCAGGCCAAGATTGATGCTCTCAATGAAAAGAGCACGTTAGCTAGCATCAACAGCGCCAACGCCTCGAGCCGGCGAGCAGACCGTCAATTGGCATTGCAAGAGCAGCAGTACAAGTTGCAGCGAGATCAGGAGGACCGAGCTCGCTTCCAGCAAGAGAACCAGGCTCTATTCCAGACAGGGTACCAAGCGCTGGCCAACGGTGATGAACCACCGGCAGCATTCTGGCAGGCAGCGCAGGATCCGCGTGCTGGGCAGTACAACCCGACCCGCTATATCACCAGCGAGTACGGTGATGCCAGCAAGGCCTTTGTGCAAGGTACCGGAGCGCTGATGCGTGACGCTGAAGCTGGCAAACTCGACTGGCGCAGTGAAGAGGGCGTTAAGCGCATCAACAGTCCGTCCATTCTCAAGTCTACCGGCGTACTCTATCAGGACGAGATCAATACCGGCATTGGCGGCATCGACCCGCAGACCGGCAAGACCATCAAGAGTAAAACGCTCGACAAGATTATGGTGACCGATGACGGCGCCGGCGTGGTGCTCGGCCTCAAGGTGACTTATGACGACGGTTCAACGGCTGAGCGCCCGGTTACACAAAACCGCAGTGCTGATCCCAATGATCATCCAAAAGTTATCCCGTTGTCTGAATTTGTCGGAACTGGCTACAAGCGGGCGCTGCTCTCCAAGCAGATGCAGGAGCGGGCTGGACAGGTGAGTCAGGCGCTGGGACTGAGCGAGGGGCCGGACACCAAGGGATACCGCCAGGCCGTGGTGAAGATTCAGGCTGAGACAAACAAGACCATCGCGGCTATTCAGCGCGACCCCATGGTGGAGAACAAGGAGGAGGCTATTGCCGCTGAGCGCCAATCCGCCAAAGAGCAGATTGATGGCATGCGCGATGTGTTTGGCATCGACCAGCAAAAGAAGAAAGGGGGTGGCAGCCAGCAGGGTGGAGGCGCCAATCTGGCCGCAATGTGGGCTGGCGGAGACCAGAGCCGGCAGGCATTCATTGCCGAAGCCATCCGCAGCGGAGTCGAGTTTACCGACAAGACCAACATGCAGGTACTTGAAGGTGAGTACCGGAAGTGGGTGGCTGGCAAGAATGCCGCCAATACGGCCGACGATCTGCGTGGTGATGGCGCCGCGCAAAAACCGTCATTGGCGCAGGTGCTGCAAAGTAGCAAGGGGCAGCGCAGTGCTGGACTGAGCGATCAGTATCGCCAACCACTCAACCTTGGCGGAGGTAATGTCCAAGCACCAAAGCTCACCAGTGAGTTCAGCCTGCCGCAGAGCGATGCCTATGTGCCGGAGTGGGCGAGGGGTTATGGTAAATAGTCTTGCTCGCACCATAACCCGGCGTTAGCATCTTCCCATCATCGACCAGTCTGCCCGCTGGTCGCCATCACCCCATAAAGCCCTGATCGCTCACCCGGTCGGGGCTTTTCTTTTTTGCGCCGCGTGAGGAATTCATGGACAACAGCAACAATGGCCTGCCCCATCCCGACCAATCTGATACCCGCACCCAGGATTTCTGGCGCAATTTGAACGCCAACATCAATGGCAGCCCCAGTGCGACAACGCAAAGTGATGGCGCTGGCCTGTCTGATTACGCCAAGGCGGTGGGCTCCGGCGCGCTGGAGCTGGTTGGCGGAATTGGCGAACTGGCCAAGGGCGTGCAGCGTTATGGCGCCGAGAACGCAGGCAAGAGCGCCTGGGGTAATGTAGCCAGCACTATCGCGCCGCTCACCAAGCCGGTATCGGCCATCGGAGAGCTGGCGAAATCAGGCTCTGAAAAGCTGACCGGTAGCATGAGCCAAGGCGCCAAGGATGCCATGGGGCGCAGTCTGGTCAGTGAAGATGCCAATGGTAACCTCACGCTTGGCGATGGTATCGGTGATGTAGACGTGTGGGCCATGAAGATGGCTAATGGCATTGGCTCGCTACTGCCTACTATCGCCACTGGCGGCATTACTGGTGCTGCTGCCCGGGTCGCAATCGGCCGCTCTGTGGCTGAGTCCATGATCAAGCGCGGAGCCACCAAAGAAGTGGCAGAAGCCGTGGCCGCCAAGACCGTGGAGCGTTTTGCCACCACTGGCGCCACCACGGCCGGGGTAACTGGCTCGGTAGGCTCTACCGGTCAGCAAGCCAAAGAAGGTGTGCTTGGCATGAGCTTTGATGAGCTCAAGGGTAGTGAAACCTTCCGCGATGCGTTCCGCCGCATCGACATTGATCAGGAAACGTCACACCTTTCTGATCTTGAAAAGCTGTCTATGGCGCGGGAAGAGACCGCGAACGCGGCCAGCCAGTATGCTATGGGCGACGCCAAGACCTGGGGCGCTGCAGCTATTGGCACCATTATGGGCGACACCATGTTGTTTAAGATGTTGGCCGGCAAAGGGGTTGGCGGTGGAGTGCTGCGCGGTATGGGTAAAGGCGCCGCCGGTGAAGGCGTCAGTGAGGCGCTGGAAAGCGGCACCCAACAGTACGTGGCGAACCAGGCTCAGAATGATGTTGCCAATGCCAATATTGACCCGATGCAGGGTGTTAAGAGTGCAGCCATTGAAGGCGGTGTGATTGGTGCCGGAATCGGTGGCGGTGTGGGTGGCATTGGCGGTCTCCGTGGTGGTCATGAACAGGCTCAGCCCGAGGCGGATAACAGCGCCGAGCAGCAACCTGATGGCCAGCCGGAAGCGCCGACACCTGAGCAGACTTTTGCGCCTGAGCAAGCGCCAGCTGAAAGCGCCACTCAGCCTGGCCAGCAAGCGGCCGAGGATAATCAGAGCCCACTTGGGCCAAGCACTAGTAAGTTCGACCCGCTGCGCGACATCCCAGCCTATCAGCGCCAAGGCTTTGTGCGTGGCGGGCAGGATTTTCAAGGTACGCCTATCGTTCCACTGGAAGGGGAGTTGCTGGATCACGGCACTGGCGTCATGCCGCTCTCTGACAGCACCGAGCTGGGCGATCCTGTCAATCGCTCAACGCGCTATGAGGCTGCGCCCAACCGTGCTGCACTGGAAGGCCAGAGCAATGAGGTGGCCGGCCTGCCGTACACGCCAGCACCGCAGCAAATTGGACAGTCGGATACCATCTTTGCCGGTGGCGAACCCGGTGCCGATCAGCGCAATAGCGCCTACACCCCGCCGAGACTATCCCGCGATCACGTTGATACCAGCTTGGGGGAACAATCCACCCGCGATCCGCGCTCACCGGTTAGTCAGTCGATTGCCAATGCAGGCAGCGCCACCGATTCGGTGTTTGGCCCGTTGCAATCGCTGCGCGTGACCCGCAAGGGTAAGCCGTTCGCCACCGAGAAAGAAGCGGCCATGGCCAGCCGCAAAGATCAGGAGATGCCGGTCCCGCTCAACGGTGGCGGGTTTGGCGTGGCGCAGATTGCCGAAGTTCAGCAGGTGCAAGCCCAAGATCCAATAGCTAATACCGAAGCGCCCACTATTAACACCCCAGCAGATCAGCCAGCCGCAGGCGTAAGCGCTGAAACTGTTACGGCACCGGTTCAGGCCGAGGCCAGCCAAATCAAGCAACAGTCAAACAATCCTGAACCGTTGGATGCCGCCAAGCCAGTTGCTGAAACGGAACAACGAGGCCTATCCGAGGAAGATCTAAAAGATCGCGACCTGCTCAAGGAGCATGCTGGCCGCTGGAAATATCGAAGCTCAGTTGGTTCCGGCTGGTTTACTGCCAACACCAAGGAAGGCGCAGTTGAGCGTGCTCAAGAGGCTTATCGTAAGGCGATGTCAAAAGGCGAGTCAGTGCCTACCCGTGATGAGCGATTTGCACAGGCAAACGAAGATCTGTTTAGCGAAATGGACCGCCGCTACGGAAAGATGCCAATACCTGAGCTTGAAGCCGAGTATCGCCGCCTTGGTGGGGCGGTAAGCGATCTGCAACGCGCAGGGGCTGGCGAGTTCAACGGTGATGGCGGCCGTCGCACTGGCGCAGCGGTATCCAATGAAGGGGCGCGTCAGACCGGAGATGAGCGGTTGCGTCTGGGCCTTTACACGAAAATGCGCCAAGAGCGCGAAGGGGTAAGCAATGATACTCCCACAGTGGCTCCAGTCAGCAGTGAGCAGCAGGGTGATCAGCCAGGCGCAGGCGAACCAGTTTTACCAGTGGCTGAGCCAAGCACCGACGACGGTGCAGGAGTGCCCGCCGCAGATAATGCCGGTGGCGCAGCGCCTGATGCTGCATCAATGGAATCACAGCAAGATGACCAGGCACTAAACTGGTCAGAACCCAAGAGCGCAGAGGACTATCGCAAGGCGCAAGGCCGCCTGTTCGCTGGCGACATGAGCTATGCCGAGTTTAAAGCGATGAGCTGGGCCATGCTTGATAACGCCGGCGCACTGCGCGCCGAGCTTGAGCAGAAAACCAAGGCCGAGCTGCTGCAGATGATGAGCGCCTTTAACGCAGCACGTTACAAGAATGAGAAAAAGGCGGCCGTGGTCGAGGCGGCCTATAACCAGTTGCTTGGTGATCTGCGCTGGGCTGCCAATGGCAGCAGCAACACCATGAGTGAGACCTATTCGTTAGGCGGGAAGCGCCAATCTATTGAAGAGCGGGTATCGAGCGCGCTCGATGGGCTGACAGAGGGACGTTATCAGCAATTTCGTGACAAGCAGCGGGCCGATATGGCAGCGCTCGAGCGGCGCCGCGCTGCGCTCAAGCAGGCGTTGATTGACCCGCAGACACTGGAGGATTTTCGCGCCTTTGTCGAGCGCCGTGGCAGCGACAAGCTGACCACCGAGCAGCGCGCCCGCTACGAAGATCTGGTGGCAGCCAGCAACATGGATAAGCGCGAGGCTGTGCGTGATGCCAAAGCTGAGGCAAAGGTCACCGCGACCACTGCCGGCGACATCATCCAGACCAAGCACACCAAGACTGGCGAAGATCTGTTTGTGGTGCAGATGGGGGAGCGGGTAGACCGCGATACTTATAACACCGTCAACGCCAAGGCCAAGGAGATGGGCGGCTGGTATTCGTCGTTCCGAGGCAAGGGCGCGGTGCCAGGCTTCCAGTTCAAGGATAAAGCCAAAGCGGCTGAGTTTAAGGCGTGGCTGGCTGACGAAACCACCACACAAGCCAAACCGGATGCGGCACCCACCGAGATAACTGAGCCTTCCAATGAAGGCGGCAATGGCAAGCAGGTTGAGACGCTGCGCCAACGAGCTGATTCGGTGCGCGCCAAGGCAGATGCGGCGCTTAATGCCGAGCGCAAGGAAAACACCGCAAAGCGTGCCGGTCAGGCTGCCCACGCCCGGGCTAATGCCGAGCGGGATCTGCGCTTTGCTGACCTGCTCGATGCCATTGCGACAGGGATTGAGGCTGGCGAGATCACCTATTTGCGCAATCTGGCGAACGGGGCGCAACTTGAAGAGCTGCAGTCGGCCCTGAATCGCGGCCTGTGGATCCTGCCATCTACCAAGGTAGACGAGCTGGTGTCGCAAGGGGTGATCGAGCGCGATAACAACAGTCGGTATTCATGGAGCGACAAGGCCACGCCGGAGCAGCAAGTGGAAGGGGTAACCATGCCCGGCATGGATTACTACACTGACCGACTGCGCGATGCGGCGTTCAAGATGCAATCTGCCAGTGGCTTTAAGCAGGCCGGCGTCAAGATTATGAGCCTGGTCAAAGCAGCCACAAACCGCGACAGCAAGCGCGTGACCCTGAGCGATCCGGAGCTGATCGCCAAGCTCAAGGCGTTTGTGAATGGTAGCGATGATTTCAGCACCAGCACCATCAAGGATCAGATTGCCGGTTACAGCCGCTTGGAGCGGATGGGCATTACCAATCAGACCGAGCTGCGCGCCGCCCTGCGCGAGCTGGTGCGCCTGCAAAAGGGGCTGGATAAGCGCGCCCCGCAAAGCGACCCGCTCGCCGAGAAAACCAGAAACCTCAAGCTGCGTCTGCTTAACAATCGCAATGCCTTTATCGATTTCTTCCCGACCCCGGAGGAGCACGCCGCCGATCTGGTTGCTCGCGCCGGCATTGAGCCAGGCATGAAGGTGCTCGAACCCTCTGCCGGTCACGGCATGTTGGCCGATGCGGCTCGCGCTGCCGGTGCCAGTGTGGATGCGGTCGAGCTGGCCAGTGACCTGCGCGACATTCTGCAGACCAAGGGATACCCGCTGGTTGGCACCGACTTTATGGCCACCGAGGCCAAGGGCGACTATGACGCCGTGATCATGAACCCGCCGTTTAGCAATGACATGGATATTGACCATGTGCGCCATGCTTATGACCACCTCAAGCCAGGCGGTCGCTTGGTGGCTATCGTGTCGTCAATGGCCGGCGAGCGCAGCAATCGCAAGAACAAGGCGTTTTTAGTGTGGCTGGAGAGCCTGGGCGCAGAGCAGGAGGTGATGCCGGAAGGGGCATTTAAAGACTCCCTGAATCCGACCAGTGTTCGCACCAAGATTATCACTATCTCCAAGCCGGCATCGCTTGACACAGCCCGAGTCTCATTCTCAAAGCAATCTCAAACAGAAGGCCTCATTCCGGACAAGCACCTGACCCGCAAAGAGGCCGAACTGGTCACCCGTGAGTGGTTGAGGCAATACAAAGGGGTGGCCGGCATCGATATCCAGATCCATGCCACCCAAGCAGAGATGGAGCTGGCGCTAGGGTTGGAACCCAAAGAGGGGCTGATCCGCCGCGCAGCGTTCGACCGGGATGAATCCGGGTTGCATGTGGCCGCTGATACGATCAGCAGCCCACGCCATCTGCGCGAAATCCTGCGCCACGAGGTGCTGGCCCACTATGGGCTGGCTAATGTGCTGGGCGGTGGTGAGTACACCAACTTAATGTCCCGCATTATCGCTTCCAAAGATGACCCCTCGATGCGTGATGTGTGGCAGTGGGTAGAGACACACTATGCCGATGAGGATATCGGTGTGCAGGCCGAGGAGGTTGTAGCTCATCTTGCCGAGTTGGAGCCGAGCTCCTGGCGTCGCGGCTGGGAAAAGGTGGTGAACTGGCTAACCAAGGCGCTGCGTGCGGTCGGCTTTTTGCCATCGTCGCATGTCAGTGCCACCGAGATCCGCTCACTGGTGGAGGCGTTGGGTAACGAGCTGCAAGGCGGTAAATCGACGCAGGAACAGGAAGGGCCGCGTTTTAGCCAGCGCAAGTCTGATAGATCTTTTACTCCTGACGCTTATGACGCCAAAGCGTTCGCCAAGGAAGTGGAGTACACAGCCAACAACCCAGATTCAAGACAAGAGATAAGCATGGGCGATACGCCGTATGTGATGCAGCAGATCGGGCTGGACGGGATCGAGACTGTCTTGCCTGCGTCGGTGGTGCGCAAGGCAACAAACCCTGACGTGCGTGGCCACTCGGTGTCACTTGAAGTGCTTAAGGCGCTACCCGATCACTTGAGCGACCCTATTGCGATAATGCGGTCGAGAACAGAGCAGAGCGCGATTGTTTCTCTCATAGAGGCGACTGACCAGAACGGCGCACCAGTGATTGTGGCAATCCACAGCAATGTGAAAGGGAGCTCGCGCATTGAAGTTAACAAGATCGCGAGTGTCTACGGAAAGGACAATTTGGCAGCCTTGCAGCGCCAGTTGAGTGAGGACTTGGTTTATCTGGATAAAGAAAGAGCCACCCAATGGTTGCCGACAGTCAGGCTCCAATTGCCTGAGGCGGGCACCTCCCAAAAAGGTAGCTCTCGGAAAAAGGTACTCACCAAGGAGGATGTTGTCAATAAAGCAGGCCGCAACATTCACATGAGCCAGACCGCCACTGACAGCGCCATGGACAAGCTCAGTCTTGGCATTAAGCCCGATATCATCGACCGCGCCAAGGAGCGCCTAGAGGCGCTGCGCGGCACTGATAAATCGACCGTCAAGAAGTGGGTTGACCGCTTCATCAAGAAAGCAAACACCGAGATGCTCGATGCGCTGGCCCCCATCAAATACGCCGAGGATGCAGCTGGCGTGACGGAGGCGGGGGATTCTGGCTATGTGGCCGCCCGTCTGGCGTCGGGTTCGGCCGCCACCATGCAGGCCACCATGCTCTATGGTTTGCCGGAGTGGAAGGATGGGGTTATCCAGCGCAAGGCTGGCACTGGCGAAAGCGATGCGCTGCTCGGTATCTTTGAGGGGTTGGGCAAGGATCTGCACAACTGGTTGGGTTGGATGGCCGGCCACCGGGCGGAAATCCTGATGAAGGAGGGCCGTGAAAACCTGCTGACCTCCGATGAGATCGCCGCGCTCAAAGCGCTCGACAAGGGCAAAGAGGCGCAGTTTCAAGAGGCTAAGCAGAAGTGGAATGCTGTCAACAAGGCGGTGCTGGATCTGGCCGAAGAGGCAGGCTTGTTCACCAAAGCTGACCGCGCCAACTGGGAAAGCGAGTGGTATATCCCGTTCTTCCGCGAATCGGAAGATGGCGATGCCATGGCGCCTTTCAAGGCCAAGGGGCTGGCCAACCAGAGTGCCGGTATCAAGAAGCTCAAGGGCGGTACCGAGCACACCGCCGATCTGCTCGAGAACATCTTTTCCAGCACCGGCAAGCTGATCGATGCTTCCATGAAGAACATGGCCGCCCAAAAAATCGTGTGGAACCTGGCTGACACGGACCTGATTGAGGTGGTCAGCAAGCCCAACATGATGGACTGGCGTGCCATCAAGAACGGCCGTGAGCTGATAACCGTTAAGTTGGAAGGTGAGGACTACATGTTGCGGGTCAACGACCCCGATCTTTACCGGGCTATGACCTTCTTTGACCGCAAGCCGTTTGGCAAAGCCGTTCAGTTGGCGTCCAAGGCCAAGCGCCTATTGACTGCTGGTGTTACTGCCTCACCTGAATTTATGTTCCGCAACTTCATGCGTGACTCGCTCAGCGCATGGGCCATCAGCAAGGACGGCTTTAAACCGGTGGTTGATTCCATTAAGGGGATCAGGAAAACCCTGGCGATGGATGGCAACACGCTTGATGTGATGTTCTCCGGCGCCTCATTCTTGGGTGGCTACGTCAACGGCAATGACCCGGGGGCGATGGCTGACTCGGTGCGAAAGGCACTGCGTCGCAAAGGAATGACGCCAGAGCAGATCAGCAAGTACGAAAAGTCCATCATCCGTAACGCCAAGCAGGCGCAAGAGGTAATCGCTGGTGCGTGGGACAAGTACGCCAAGTATGGCGAGGCCTTCGAAAACGCTAACCGTGAGGCGGTCTATGATGCCGCCATCAAGGCCGGCAAGAGCCATGCACAAGCCGCCTTTGAAGCCAAAGACTTGATGGACTTCTCCATGCTCGGGGCATCGCGCTCCATGCAGCTGTTTGTTCAGTTACTGCCGTTCTTCAATGCCCGAGTGCAGGGTCTTGGCAAACTGGGGCGTGAGCTGCGTGATAACCCCCGCGCCATTGCCAAGCGAGCCGGTATGATCACCGCCGCTTCGCTGGCATTGCTGGCCATGAACTGGGATGACGACCGCTACAAAGACCTGCCTGACTGGGATAAGGACGCTAACTGGCACTTCTTCTTTGGTGACCAGCATTTCCGCATCCCCAAGCCGTTTGAAATCGGGGTGATGTTCGCCACCATCCCGGAGCGTATGGTCAGAGGGGCGGGCGGCGCTGATACCGGAGCGCAGTTCGGCAAGGCGCTGGCCCGCAGCTTTATGGATACCTTCGCGCTCAACCCAACACCACAGGTGGTCAAGCCGCTGGTTGAATCCTATTTCAACTACGACACGTTCCGTGGGGCGCCCATCGAGAACATGGCAGATCTGGCAGTGCGCGCCGAGGCGCGATACAACGAGAACACCTCTTTGCTGATGCGTGAGATCGGCCAAGCTACCGGCATGAGCCCCAAGAAGCTGGAGCACCTGATGATTGGCTACACCGGCACCATTGGTAGTTATGTGATGGCGGCGGCGGACGGCCTGATCCGGGCAATGTCTCCTGGCGAATCTGCTGCATGGCGTGCTGATGAGATCCCGGTGGTGAAGGCGTTCTATCGCGGCAGCGCGCCGGCCAAGTCCACCCAGCAGATGGATCAGTTCTATTCCATGCTGGACGAGGTGAACAAGCTCAAGCGAACCATCGATCAGTACCGAAAAGAAGGTATGACCGATGAAGCCAAGGCGTTGCTGGATGAGCAGGGCGGCATTCTGCGTGCTCGTGGAAACCTCACAAATACGCAGACGTTAATCAGGCAACTTCGCAATGAAATGGAGCTAATCCAGCGCAGCAAGGTTCTTACATCGGATCAGAAACGTGAGCGGCTTGATAAGCTCATGGCGAGGCGTAATAGGTTGGTAGCTTCCACGGTAAAACACGGCTTCCCGATGTGGTATTGACGGCCCTTAGATAGCCAGGGTAGTGGGTTTAAAATCACCTCACAAACACTATGAGGGCCAACGAATGGCCGGTATTGCTTTGATACTTTGGCTGATAGCCGGTGCGCTGATCAGCATCCACTTTGCACTGGCTATACCACCGTTTCTGATCGGTTGTTGGTTCATGCTCAAGGCCACCAATGCCAGCGTGGACAATGTGATCATGTGGCTGGGCACAGTCGCAGTTGTCGGATTTCTAGTTAATGTTTTGGTAAGGGCGTGGTGA